ACGGACCTGCCGGTCGCTCGGACGTTCTCGTTCAACGACACCGAGGACTACGAGGACTTGCGCGGTGACGACAAGCTTCAGACCTCGCATGGCAAGGGCGCGTCGGTCGAGTGGGAGATCGAATCGGGCGGCATCTCCTTTGACGCCTACGCGATCATCGCCGGTGGTGTGGTCATCGACTCCGGAATCTCGCCGAACCAGGTTCGTCGGTTCCGCAAGAAGTCGTTGGACGTACGCCCATTCTTCACCACGATTGGGCAGGCGATCAACGACAACGGCGGAGACTTCCAGTCCTGTGTTTGGCGCTGCCGCTCCACGGGCAACGTCGAAGGCGAGCTGGGCGACGGTGAGTTCTTCATTCCGTCTGTGTCCGGCATCGGCTTCCCGTGCCTCGTGTCGGGGCTAGTGAACGCCACCGAGATCAATGACTCGGTCTACGATTTCGTGTATCGGGAGACCTCGGGCAGTATCACGGCTCCGGCGCTGGACACCCCCGCTGCTCCGGTGGTCTACTCGCTGTCGGACACGGGTGGCACGACTGCTGGTGGAGAGATCGTCATCGTCACCGGGTACGGCTTCACAGGCATCACGACTGTCACGGTCGGCGGTACCAACGCTACTGACTTCGAGGTCAACAGCCCGTATCAGCTCACCCTCATCACGCCCGCTCACGCGGCTGGCGCGGCCAACGTCGTCATCACCAACGCTTCCGGATCTTCCGCAACCGGCGCGTTCTCCACATACACCTACGTCTGATCCTTCTCACGGATATTAGGAGCACTCGATGCCCTCCGACAACTTCGCACCCAATTCTGTCTGGTCTTCGACTACTCCGGACGGCCAGGAGCAGGAAGTGACCACACCGAGTGGCCAGACCTGCCGGGCCAAGAAGATGTCCATTGAGGCCATGATTCAGGCTGGACTACTGGCTGAGGCCGACGCGGTGACCGCTCTCGTGTCGAAGCATCTCGCCAAGCCCAAGGCCAAGGCCAAGAAGGGCCCGACTCCGCCGAAGAATGCGGAATCAGAGATCGATATTCCTTCGCTGATGAAGGACCCCAAGGCGGTCTCCGAGATGATCGCCATGGTGGATAAGATCGTTCCTCACATCGTCGTCTCCCCGGCCGTCAAGCTCCACTACATGGAGACCACCGTTGGCAAGACCACCGTCACGAAGAAGCTGACGGAGGAGCAGCGCGAGGAAATGCACCAGGAGAACCCTGATGTGATGATCGTCTTTACTGACCAGATCGACCTGGCCGACAAGATGTGGCTTTTCGACTGGGCGGCTGGCGGTCTCGGATCGATGCTTGCCTTTCGCGAGTGATCCACGGCTGATCTGGGAGGTGTGGAACATGGCGACTAAGCTGCATTGCCGCCCGTCCGCACTTCTTGGCGCTTCCGATCCCTGGGTTGCTTTTTGCACGGACCGTGCGATCTTTACCTTTGGAACTACCATCGAGAACGCGATGGATGAGGCCGAGAATCGTCTTCCGAGTAGTGCGAAAGACCAAGCCCATAACCGTGCTCGCCAGCGCGTATTGGACGAATACCTAGGCGTTGAATTGTCGGAGCAGAAGCAACGATTCCGATCGGTAAGCGGGTGACCTGATGGCTAACCACACGCTCGGGACGATCCGGGGCACCATCGAGATTGACTATGATGGCGCTGGGATCGTTCGAGCAGTCCGAGACACCGAGAAGGCAAAGAAGGAACTGGGCGGGATCGACAAAGCCAGTTCCAAGGTGCTGGGTGCATTTTCCTCTTTCACCAAAGGCTTTCTCAAGGTTGGCGGAGCGATCAACCTGGTGACGGGGAGTGCGCATCTGCTGGTAGGTGCTCTCGCAGCCATCGGGCCCCTCGTTGGTGCTGGACTTGCCGCTGCTCCGGCGGTAATCCTGTCGTTCGCCTCGGCATTCGCTGTTGCCAAGATCGCCGTTTCTGGCGTCGGTGATGCGTTGAAAGCGGCAGGTGGAGACGCTGCCAAATTTGACGAAGCACTAAAGAAGCTGTCTCCCAATGCGCAAGCATTCGCCAAGGCCGTTCGTGCGTCTGTTCCTGCACTGAAGGAGGCCAAGAATGGCATCCAAGACGCGTTCTTCCAGGGGGCAGCTGGAGCGGTATCAACGATCATCAAGCGTCTAGTCTCGCTTACCGCGCAAGCTCGAGGCGTAGCTTTTGCGATGGGTCAGATCGCTCAGAATGTGGTAAAGACCGCTACGAACTCCCGCAACATCGAAGGTTTGCGGACGATCCTCTCCGGGGTGAATGCATTCCTGCTCCAGATCCGGCGCTCGCTCGGTCCAGTGGTGACTGGCTTCATCGGCCTGGCAGCGCAAGGATCGAAGTTCGGGGGGATCATCGGTGGTCAGGTGGCCAATGCGCTCGCCAAGTTTGCCATCTTCCTTAACAACATCGACTTGGACAAGGTCTTTGCTACGGCCCTACCGATCCTCCAGTCCCTGGGTGGATTCCTCAAAGACGTTGGGACCATCGCAAAGGCTTTGTTCAGCATACTGATCGGAGATGGTGGTAATGCTGTCGGCGTGATCGGTAACTTGGTCTCTCAGTTCGCCGCGTTCCTGCAAACCGCGCAAGGCACGCAGGTTCTCACTTCGATCGGGCAGGCGTTGCAGGCGATCGGGACTGGCGCGGGCCAAGTCTTCCTGGCGTTGCTACAAGCACTGACTCCGGCGATCATCGCGCTGGCTCCGGCAATTACTCAGCTTGCGGGACAGTTGACCGGTGTTCTAGTCCCCGCAATCAATGCCCTTGCTCCGCTGCTTCTCAAGCTGGCCCAATTCCTCAGTGACAACATGTCTTGGCTCGGTCCGGTGGCTGGCGCGGTGGTGGCTCTTGCTGGCGCGTACAAGGTCTATGCTGCCGCAGCTAAAGTCGTGTCTGCTGTTCAGGATGTTCTCCAATCGAAGATTGTCAGGAATACCGCAGCCTGGATAGCGAATGCGGCTGCTGCTGTTGCGACTAAAGTGCAGTATCTCGCACTTCAAGCCGTTGTTGGTGTCCGAATGGTAGCGGCCTGGGTCGCCAGTACTGCTGCAATGGTGGCTAACCGCGCGGCTGGTGTTGCGGTAGCCGCTTTGATGGCTGGCCAGATGGTAGCGTCCTGGGTTGCCAGCACAGCTGCCGTTATCGCTAACCGAGTGGCTATCCTGGCAGCCAATGTCGTATTCTTTGCCGCTCGAGCTGCTGTAATCGCCTGGACAGCCGTGCAATGGCTCTTGAATGCGGCCCTATCAGCTAACCCAATCGGCCTTGTAGTGGTAGCTGTCGGTGCGCTGATCGCTGGCATCGTTCTGCTATGGAAGCACAGTGAGACGTTCCGCACGATCGTACTCGCGGTGTGGGCTGCCATCAAGATCGCTATCAAGGCCGTAGCCGATTGGTTCATGAACACAGCCTGGCCGATTATCAAGGCAGTAATCGACTTCATCATCAACTACTACAAGTTCTTGTGGAAGACGACAGTCACCATCTGGACTGCCATCTTCAATGGGGTGAAGACGGCAATCACCGCGATCAAGAACGTCGCAGTGGCGGTATTCAACTTCATCGTTGCTTTCATCCAGGCCCAGATCAACATCACTCGTGCCATCATCACGGCAGGAATCAACGCAGCACGAGCTGTCTGGAATGCAGTTCTCAACGCCATTCGAGCTACGACTCGGACGGTATGGAATGCGATTATCTCTATCGTTAGCGGAGCAATCAGTCGGGTTAAGACGTTCATTCTCGGCGTCCGAATCATCATCTCCTACATCAAGAACGCCTTCACCAGCGCGAAGAACGCTGCAGTCGGCCAGCTCAACTCGCTGCTCAACACGGTGCGTGGACTCCCGGGCCGGATCTCTGGTGCGCTGGGCAACCTGGGAAAGCTGCTTTACAACAAGGGCCGGGATTTGATCCGAGGCTTCATCAACGGCATTGGCTCCATGCTTGGGGCGGTGCGAGACAAGGCTTCCTCGATCGTGCACGCCGTGACCGACTTCCTGCCTGGTTCTCCGGCGAAGACCGGACCGTTGTCCGGTAAGGGTTACGTGCTGCTGCGTGGTCGGCGCTTCATGAACGACTTTGCTCAGGGCATCAATGATGGGTCTCAGAGGCCCACAGCCGCGTTGGCGGGGGCGGTCACGGGATTGTCCCGTGCGACGGTTCCCAGTGGCTCCACGACGAAATCGGGGGCCTCCTCAGCGGCAGTGGCTCCGGCGGTCACGACGTCCGGAACGCGCGAATACAAGATCTCGATCGGGGACAAGGAATTCGCCTCGCTCGTGGTCGATGCGATCACCGGTAACCCGGTGGCAGTGACGAAGGCAAACGATCGAGGTAAGCAGCTCACCTCATGGGCTGGATCGGGGAGGAAGTAGAGATGGTGCGAGCACCTCGAATCTGGCCTGACATCTACTTCGGCAAGCCCGGAGCGATGACACTACTGCCATGGCCGCGCGGCGGTGTGGACCGCCCCTTCGAGAAGAACGTTGTTGACTTCATCACGTCGTCGGCTCACCATATCGTGACTTCCTCACCAAGTGGTGCACGGCAGATAACCTTAAACTGGAATGCTCTGCATCAGGACAACTACGGGCTCTTGGCCCAGTACTGGTACGGTGCGATGGGGCTTGGTCCTTGGGCCTTCGCTGATCCGTCCGTGAGTAATATGCTGCTGCCTAATCAGGGAAGCACGACGAGTCATCTCTACGACACCACTGGATTCAAGACGAGTGGTGGTGCAGCAGCTGATGGAACGTTGCTCAGCGGGACTGCTCTGATTCAGCGAACGGGCGCACCTCGATCGTTGCAATGGTCCTTTCCTGTGACTGCATCGACCACACCGATTCTGCTGCTCAATGCGCCGTATCGGAACTGGTATGGCTACCCGGTGGTGCAAAACCTGCCTTATATGTGGAGTTGTTATCTTGCTCCTGATGGCGTAGTGGATACTTCCATCACGGCAAGTCTTCGATTGCGGTGGCTGGATGCTTCTGGTGCATTCATCAGTGAGGCTTCGTCTACGACTACGGCAGTAACTACATGGACTCAGCTTTCTGCGACTGGAACGCCTCCGAGCAATGCTGTGTACGGTCAGCCTGCTGTACTGTTGACTGGATCTACGATCACGACCGGAGGATCTCTCTTCCTTGATTCAATGCAGTTCGAGCAAGACAGCGTGGTCAACCCCTGGGCACCGGGATCAGGAATGCGAGCGGTTGAGATTCTTTCGCTTACTGACACGGTGGTCTTCGATGCGAAGTGGCGTGCTCCAATCACCATGGTTCTTCGGGAGTTGGTGTCCTGATGACGGCACTAGATGATGCCCTCAATTCGGCTTCGATCGAGTGGGGACCACACCAGCTCACAGCGCAGTGGCGTGAGGTTCAGGCAACTGAGAAGACGGACAATCCTGACTCACTCGTGAACCTGTCTGAGCAAATGTCGGGAACGTTCACTGTCACTCACGCACTAGATGATGCGCTACCAGACACGGTGACGATGACTGGTCAGGGTGATGCTGCCGGGGTGCTCACGACAGGGATGGCTGGCCGGATCGGTCAGGTAATCGGCTCGTCAGGCATGCGCTCCTTCGTGAACTCGAATAGCAGTTCGTCTAGTTGGAATAGCGATCCGACGACCAAGTTCTTGCTGGTACCGATTCCGACCACCGCCGCACAGGGTGACTCGCTGCTCGCATGCGTGATCGTAGACAACGTCTCGACGGTACTTGCTCAGAACCTAACGGATCCCAAGGATCAGTGGCAATTCCTCGGCTCGATTGCTGATGCGCCCTATCAGATGTTTCTCTACTACAAGAAGCGGTGGAATAGCACCAATCCATACCTCACGCTGACATCTGATTCGGCAGTTAACTTCATCGCCATGACCGTCCCTTTCTTTGGCCGGACTCCTTCCGGTGGAGTGATGGATGTGAGGATAGCCAAGGCAGATCTGTCGATTGAGACCGGAACTGGTGTTACCTCTCACAGCCAGTCGACGGTGGCTCCGACTGCTGGGTACCAGGTATTCTTCTGGGGACAGAATTCATCGGTCGGTACATCTACTCCGAGCGGTACAGGCGTGTCGCTCATTGGCAATCCGGCGGTTAACGGTCTGTTACTTACCGGTGCCGTGAGTACATTCCGGGGATCTGGGCCTTACTCGGCTTCGAGCAGTAACGCGTCTGGTGCAAGTGCTGTCGTGATGGCAGCCGTGACGCTTGAAATATTCGAGCGTCCGACGATGACTGCCAAGCAATGGTGGTCACAGTTCAATACCGATAGCCCGATCGCCGCATATAACCGAGATGTGCCAGATGTAACTGCCCTCATCCGCACGTTGACGACATCAGGCGGTGTGGACACCCAGGTCTTCAAAGGACAGATGCAAGGCACACCAATCTCTGGTGATGAGGTGACGCTGAATGCGGTGAGTAAGGCTCGCATCCGGATGAACCGAAGCATCCAGTTGCCGGTGGTATCTGCGCTTCGTGAGGGCTTGAATCTTGACTGGGTAGTAACGTATCTGATGGCCCGTGGAGGGTCGTTCGTTGGCCCGGCACCCACCAAGTACTCCCGGTACTGGAACCCCCTCTACGGATCAGTCCATGCTCACTGGGGTACCTGGCGAGATTACAATGCAGCCTATTTTTACGACAATGTGAATCCTACTCTTCTGTTTGGGCATAAGTACCCACAGCCAGTGGCTGGCAAGTTCTTGACTGGGATGGATGCTTATCAGAACGCCAGCAAAACCGTATGGCTGTCGCTTGGTGCTCGATCCATGTACCTCTTCCCGACTTCCGAATTTCCTCACCTGTACGACAACGGGGGAACAGGGCCGGTTATGGCCGACTGGATGTCATCGGCAAATAGTCGGGGGAGAGTGTCATTTTGGGTCAGGGGTGATGCGCTAACTGACAATCCGGCGTACCTTCCGGCTGGAAATAACTACGGGTTTCAGTTCAACGTACGAGCGAATGATCGCTACGGCACGTTTCTCGGATATGTCTCGTGCACGTTGAACCCCAGCAATCGTCAGCCTACCATCTCGATGGGTAATGACTCGCATGGCTACGGAAGCGTTTTGCTGGGATCGTTCTTCGCTTTGCCTACCGATGGTGCGTGGCATCACATTGGCTTTGCGTGGGATTTTGCTGCTGGGCAGTATCTGTATCAGATGGATGGTCAGAAGCTGACCAACGTTTCTACGTTCTTCGCCACGAACGGCTGGAATGATACTTCTCAGCTATACCCAACTGATGCTCAGCTTCGATCTAACGGGGGATCTACCGGCTTCACGTTCAACGTCCATATGCCTACTTCTGATGTCATCATTGATAGTGGAAATCCCGTGTTGTTCCGGGACTTCTTCGATGATTGCTACCCGCTGCCGACAATGCCTAACGCGATGAACGCAACCATGCGGGCTACCAACATCAAGATGCAGGGAATGGCGACAGAAGAGCCCGCCAACGTCTGGGACACCTTCTCCGAGGTGGCTCGGAATGCCCTTGCGATGTATCGAGCTAACGAGATAGATGCGCTTGAGTTCCTGCCGCCGACTTACTTTGGTGAGACAGCACAGATGACTTCGGTTGCCGTGCAAGATACCAGTACGAACTCGACTGCACTCGAAGCTGCGGCAGATCCTTCGCTCATCCGTAATGTTGTGACGCTGAAGTTCCAGGACACGCGACTAGACACCAAGCCACAACCGGTTCTGCAATACCTCACGGCCATCACGATCCCCCCAGGTACCACGTTGCTAACGATGGCCTTGGATGTGCCTGCTGTTGAGATCCATGGTGCTTCGAACTATGGCGGTACAGAATACAACATCATCAACTTGACCTCCACCCAGGTTACGACCGGACCCCAGCCAAACGCGCACTACATCACGGTCAACAATGCTGCCGATGGATCTGGCACGGTTCTTAACGAGAACTCCGTCAAGGCCTCATTTGACAGCACGTCTGCGCAATCAGTGGTGCTTCGTGTCGTAAACTTCACTGGCACTACGACGTACTTGGTAAATGGTGCTGATCAGGTGCCATTCATCAATATCTTGGGATATGGTTTCCGGCAGGCCGACGGGTACACTACTGTGCGAGATGATGCGTCAGTGTTGATTCGGACTGAGCGAAGCTTGGATGCTGACTTTGACTGGTTGCAAGATCGTCAGACAGCGGCAGATACGGCTGCGCAATTGACGAACATCCTTGCCCGTCCTCGTCCCCAAGTGACAATCACCGCCATGGCTGACCCCCGACGTAAACCTGGTGACCTCATCACGATCTCTGATGCCACTGGAACCAAGGTGTCTGGAACCTGGCGCATCCTGGCCGTTCAACACGGAGTAGATGGTGCCTCGTATTTGCAGGGAATCACTGCTGTTCAGGTTCTCCCCGCTGCGGTGTGGGACGGTCTGAACGGCTGGGACCAAGGAGTTTGGAGCTAACATGGCTGGCCCGTACACGATCACTCCGCCCGTTCAGGGTCAGCCGATCCCCTCGGTTGGCTTCGGCGTAGCTGTGAAGAATGCCATCACTGATCTCGATGCTCGAGCTTCTGCGATTGAAGGATCGCAGCAGCTGGTTATCGCTCGAGGACGACGTACCACCTCCACAGGTAACGTTACGACCACTGAGACTGGCGTACTGCGGATCGACAACATCACCATGAAGGCGGGTAAGCTTTACCAGATATCTACTGGCCCGATCAACATGGATGGCACGATAGACAATGATGTGGGTAAGATTCAACTTCGTCTTTCCACATCTGGTGCTGCCACCACGTCAAGCACCATTATCGGGTACATGAGGCAGACCATTGATAACAATGCGCAGTCAAACGTGGTCAGTCTCAACGAATGGTATCTATCCCCCACGGATGCCACAGTTTCTATTCTGATGACTCTCGTCCGACAGGCGGGCACAGGAAATGTGATTGTCTTCTGCACAAGTTCCGGGGATATCCTCGATATGGTCGTACAATTTGCCGGTACAGATCCCGGCGATACAGGAGTTGTTATCTGATGACCGAACCTGAGTGGATTCCCGAGACACCCTGGGTCAAGTTCGATGGCACCAATGCCGAGGACATCCAGCAGACCATGGATGACCGAGTCTTTTCCGAGACCCAGGACCGGCTGGAAGGACCGTCACACATCGTCCTCAACGACGAGTACACCGGCGAATCTTTGAGCCTGAACCAGGTCTACGGTGATGGGCAGATCGGGCGTGACCGGTGGCGTGTCCCCCAAGGCTACTGGTTCAACCCGGTAACCGGGGAGGTACGTAACAAGGCGGGCATCCCCCAGGACTGGGACCTACTCGTCGCAATGGGTTGAGAGCCCGCGTACAACCCGGGGGCATCCGGGAACCATGCACCGGCGGTGTGGGCCGCTCAGCGTGGACCTGGGTGCCCTCTAACGTAGATTCTCCACGCGGGTGCGTGCGATGATGGATGCGAAAGGAGGATCATATGGCTGACGTTCTAAGCTTGCCGGTCAGCACGTCGTTGCTGAACGAGGTCAATGCTGTCGGAGACCCGAAGCGCAACAAGGCGCAGGACGGGACAATCGGTGATAAGGCACATGAGGAGCGTGTGTCCGATCACAATCGGGATGAGACCGGCAACACCGGCTCGTCCTCCGATGCGGACAACATCAACGAGGTTCACGCCCGAGACGTGGACACGCGAGGCCCGTGGCTCATCAAGGGCGGGGCAGAGCGGATAGTCCAGCTCATCGTCGCTAACGTCCGCGCGATGGGCTACACCAAGCGACGTGTCAAGTACGTCATCTCCAACCGTCGCATCTGGGTGTGGCGGAGGGTCAACGGTTCCTGGCAGTTCGTCCAGGAGGCGTACAGCGGATCAGATCCGCATATCCTGCACTTTCACGTCTCGTTTGAGTACGGGAGTGGGAGTGGTGCAAGCAATCCCGAGAACAACACGTCGTCGTGGGGAATCCTCTCGACGTACAAGGCAGAGGAGGAGTTCCCCGTGGATCAGAAGACGTACAACTCGCTGTTTCTCGGCGCGCTGAAGGACCCGACCATCCGAAAGGAGGTGGGCAAGGCGATGCTCGAGGCCTCCGGCTGGTCCGAGGGCTACCCTGGTCGCACGGTCGCGCAGCATTTCAACGACACCCAGGTTGAGCGCAACTTCCGGATCGGCCACCCGGACAAGGACGGACAGCAGGTACCGTCGAACTCCCCGCTCGCTCGTGTGGCGCAGGCAGCCGAGATCACCATCACCGAGCACGGCACAGTCCACACCAACTGACGACGAGCGGGACGGGGAGGAAATGTTCTTCGCTGAGGGTGTTCCTCCCGAGATAGCCGGGTTGCCGACATGGGCCCTTAACGGGCTTTCGATCGGCGGCCTGGTTATGCTCATCCTCATGGGGCTTTTCACCTCTCGGCTATGGACCAAGCGCCAGGTCGATGAGTTGACGAAGCAACATGACCGAGAAGTCGCCTCACTAACCTCTCAGCATGAACGAGAGATGAAGGCGACGATTGATCGATATGAACTACATCTGACAAGAACTGTCGCGGCTGCGGAGAAGAGGGCGGACGATGCCCGTACACGGGAGGATGACTGGCGCGGTGTAGCCCACAAGTGGCAGGCGGTCAGCGAAATGCTGGCGTCCGGCCTTGAACCTTTGCAAGATCAGGGCGAAACCATGCTCCGCCTTCTCCAAGCTTGGCAAGCCGAGATGCAACGAAGGGCACTCGGATCATGACCGAAGCGGACCGCCAGGAGAGAAAAGAAGCGTGGCAGGAAGCCGATGCTGCATTAGTCCACGCGGAACAGGTAGTTTCACGTGGTGCTAAGATTGCCCAGGGCTGGGCACAGTCCCGATCTGACAACAACTTCCGTCAAATGCTCCGCCGCTTGGGGCAGAGAGTGCAAGAAAATGGGGCTTGAATCGCTCGGTAGCCTGGGCTACCAGATTGGGGCGGTAGGTATCTTCCTGGTCGCTGTGATCTACTTCGTCATCGTCCGCTGGTGGACTGACGTTCTTGGTCGGGTACTGGCTGCGATATTGGGGACTACCACCTCCGTCTTGGTAATGGTAGCTCTCCGACAACTCGGAGTGGATCTGCCAGGAGGGTTCCTCGCGTGGCGCGCGGCAGTATTCGTGCTATTCGCCATCGCGGTGTGGTCCGGCCTGATCACCCTTGTCTGGGCGCAGTTATTTGCGCCTCGACTCAAACTGTCCACACCCCGGAGGAGGGGACATGAGCAAAAAGCTGATTTGGCCGATTCTCGGTCTGATCGTGATGGCCATCCTGACCACGATCCAGCAGGCCAACGCTGACAACAGCATCACGGCAAGCGAGTGGGTGCAGGTTGCTCTCCAGGCTCTGATGGCATTCAACGTCTGGGCAACGGCGAACCTGCCGCAGTACACGAAGATGAAGACCTGGGTCGCAGCAGCCATCGCTGTGGTCTCGCTGCTGGTCGGGCTGATCACCGACGGCCTGACAACCAACGAGATCATCAACTTGGTCATCACCGGTCTCGCAACGCTCGGCGTGGCGTTCACCCCGCAGCCGATCACGACGGTGATCAACGGGACCACCGTTCCGGCGAATGGTGAGGTGCGGGGAACCAACCGGTTGACTTCCTGACCGGTGACGCTAAATAACCAGCGTTAATACAGCGAGTAACAAGCACGGACCCCCCGATAGTGCTGATTAAATCGGGGGGTCTTTGCAGCCGTGACTATGACTCCGCTTTTTAATCCAGCATGGTGTGTTATACCCACGAAGTGGGTAACCACCGCTGATTAAATGCGGTCAGTCATTGCCCATACCCTTCCGGTGTACGGAAGGCCGCAGGGGCATCCTTGTAGAGGTTAGCTCCAAGGAAGTCGAAGAGGGAATTGATGACAAAGCGCCGAACTCGGTTATTCCGCTTGCCGCAGACTCCGCACTTCATGAAGCCGAGCCGATCCCGGACCCATGGCTGCTTGCCGTTGATGAAGCAGTTGGGATGATCTACGCAATCGCGCCGAGCTGGATAGTCGAAGACGCCAACCACCCGGGCTCCGGCGTTCACCTCGATCTCGGCAGCGATCGTGTCCACATCGGTGGTGTGGTCCGGCAAGTGGAGAATGACGAGAAGGGCCATGAGTTCGCTCCTAGAGAACTAGAACAACGGATCGGGTGCCGTGGTTGGGTGCCATGCTATGCCGGACCGTGGGAGCTAAATGCGCTCGCTTTGACGGCTAGCCGAAAGCCGGGTAATGTTGCTCCCCGTCACCGTAACAAGATAACCAGTCACCCGAAACCCCCGGGAGGGGACCATGGCACCGAGTGCCCGCACCACCACCAAGACCAAGGCCGCGCCGGTCGAAGAGCCCGAGGAGGACGAGTTCGAGGACGTCGAGGAGGGCGACGAGGACGAGGACCTCGAGGAGCTCGAGGAGATGGAGGAGGAGGCCGAGGAGGCACCGAAGGCCAAGCGGTCTACCGCCAAGGCCCAGGCCGCTCGTGCCGCTTCCGCTCCGAAGTTCGGTTCCGCCGAGCTGGCCGCCTACATCACCGAGACGACCGGCGAGAAGTTCGATGGCCGAGGCATCCGGATGCTGCTCCGCAAGCTGGCCAAGGACGGCAAGCTCGACCGGGTGGTCGGGGAGACCCGTGACCGCTACAGCTTCACCGGCCCAAACGATCCGACCGTCAAGGCCGTGCTGGCCATGGTCAAGTCCGGCGAGGCGAAGGCCATGAAGCAGGCCGGTCTCCAGGCCGTGAAAGACAAGGCGGCCCAGAAGAAGGCGGCAGCGGCGAAGGCCAAGGAGGCCGAAGTCGAGGACGCTGAGGAGATCGAGGAGGAGGTCGCGCCGAAGCCTCGTCGTACGCGTGCGGCTACCGCCAAGCCCTCCCCGGCGAAGGCAACCCCGGCGAAGGCCACCTCGACCACCCGGCGACGTACGGCGAGCACCTCGGCCTGATCGGGGTACCATCGAGGGGTGCGGCTCGTCAACGCACGATGGGGAGTTAGCTCAACGGTTAGAGCATCCAGGGGACACCGTATAGCGGAATCCCTGGCCGGTTGGAGGTTCAATTCCTCCACTCCCCTCTTGGCTGGGCATCGTTACCCCCGTGCCGATGTCCGGCCGTAAAGCTTCGGAGACGCCGACCGCCAGGCGACTTCGGAGAAGGGTGGGAGAATGCAAGCGGATCCAGTTGATGGATATACCGTCAGTACGCATGAAGCTTAGGCTGCGGACAGTACGGTTCCCCCACCCCCTTCACCCCAGGGGAGCGTTACCGCTGATGGCCAACATCCTCCCCTGGGGTGTTGCATCTCTGGCCAGAGTCGTGTAACGTCGGCTTCGCAACGGACCGACGAAGGAGGACCCGATGGCCACGATCGCTCGCAACTACCGGCGCAACGCGCACACGGCTCGTTTCCTGATGGCGTTCCACACGGCTGGAGGCGTGGCAGTGGACGTGCCTGCTGAGGACTCGACGTACGAGACCCCGGAGCACAACGGTGGTGGCGATGGCATGGTCGAGATCAATCGGGGTCGCGTGGCCGAGGCCATCGGTTCGGCTGTTGCTCCCGTCCGTGACGCGCGATCGGAGGGTCAGGTCCGGTACATGAACAACCTCATCGCCTGGATCACCGAGAAGGACCAGGCGGCTGGTGACGCTGCTCGCGCTTGGACCGACGGCGTGACCGGTGCCGGTAAGTGGTCGTACGACAAAGCCGACAAGTTCTCGATCAGCGCGTGGATCGACCGGTTGAAGGCGAAGAACGCGGAGTTGAACGAGGCCGCGAAGGCCGCGCCGGTCGAGGCCCTGCCCGCCGTCGATGGTGCCCTCCCGGTGAAGCTCGACAAGTCCGGCAAGCCGATGGGCCTTTACTACGCCGTGGACATCGAGGGCACCACGAAGTTCTACCGAATCAAGCCGGGCCGGAAGGCCGATTTCTACTTCATCGACGTGCAGGCGTCCGACGAGTTCCACTCGATCCGGAACGTGGGTACGAAGGCCGCGATCGTGAAGGCCATCCTGGACGCGGGTGCCGAGGACTGCATGCGCCGCTACGGACAGCTGCTCGGCCACTGTGGGCGGTGTGGTCGTACCCTGACCGACGAGACCTCCCGTTCCATCGGGATCGGGCCTGACTGCCTTGGGAAGATGTGATGGATGAGCTTGAGCTATGGGCTCGTGGTCGGCTGATGACCACGGGCCTCGGCCCCGATGCTGAATGGTTCCCCCAGCAACCCGGACCGCATCAGGACCTGCATGATGTCTTCTGGTCCATCGCGGAGGACATGCTCCCCGAGGACGAGGACGACGAGGCACCATGGATGACCCAGGAAGCGGCCACTCGCCTGGCTGCCAACCGACCACGTAACTAGAGAACAACTGCCGCATCCGGCGCGGCATGCACACCGAGGAGGCACGGGGAATGGATACCGCACAGGTCGCTACTGAGCTTGGCACCACTGCCCGCACGTTGCGGGTATTCCTCAGATCATCGCACTCGACCTTCGTTCCAGTCGGATCTGGTGCTCGATACGAGTTCACCGACCGCGAGTTGCCCACCTTGAGGAAGAGGTTCGCCGAATGGCAGAAGGCGGGTAAACCACGACCGCCAGCCGTTCCAGCGAAGGGTGAAACCAAGGAACGCATGAAGCCCCGAAAGCTGACCACGCGCGAGAAGCGCGATCAGGTGGTGTGGGCCGAGGAGGGGGATATCAAACTCCCCGACATTCGCGATCCTCGGGTACGCGCTAGAGCTCTGGCTGATGCTCGCGCGGCTGAGGATCGATTGATGCTCCGCCTCATGGCGGTCGGTCTGCACATCACACAGCTTGGGGATCAGCGGTGACCACATACAGCAGCAGCAAGCCTCCCGTCGTCGTGCCCGGATACGAGCCCTTCAACCTCGAAGATGCGTATGTCATCAGCGGTGCACTTCCAGCGCATACTGAGGTGATGCGATCCATCACGGTCAGCCCAACCGACACCAGCGAGTGGGGGTTGTCGTGGACCGGTGTCATGGGAGCCTTCGATAAGGGTCCTCAGACGTCTCACAAGACCCGAACGGACGTGCCGGGGGTGCCGGTGTGGGGGGTGGCCCTGATCGTGCTTGGGCTGGCTCTGATGGCGTTTGGATGGCTCCTGAACGAGCCCGTATCGTTGCTGATCTACACCGCCATTCACGGGAGTTGACGTGCCTACGCAGATACCAACCATGACTACCCTCATGGATGACCCCCAGTTCCGGCAGTACATGAAGCGACCGCCCCGCCTTCCGGCGAATCTGCGAACGGGCAACCCGTATCAGATCTGGGTCAACCGGAGTGGAATCTGGGGAACCACGCTCCGGCCGAACTACACAGAAGCCTGGCGAGTGTTCGTCCACCACTACAAGCAGGCCAAGCAGGATCACCGCGACGTGACGCTGGTCAGCCGACGGGTGTTCTTCGCTCCTCCCGGTGAGTGGTATCGGGTCAAGGTCAAGGTGAATCGTCGACCGACGCCGGATGACAAAAGCACGTGGCAGTACAAGCTCGAGTGGCGCTGGCGGCAGACGTTTTTCTGGGAAGGCCACGAGTTCGCGTGGTGTGGTCGATGCCGTCGGCCTACGTTCTGGCAGCCGTTGTCGGAGAACCACCACGCGTTGCGCAAGGCACCGGCCTTCACGGATGAGGACAATTATCGCTGCCACATCTGCGGTATCCGGTACATCGCTACGCCCTCGATTGACCAGATGGTCAAGATGGAGCGGAGACCGGAATGACGTGGCGGCAGCAACATGTGCGTACTTGCTGGATGGCGGAACTTGGCCGATGGGTAGACTACCCCCTCCGGATGGCAGTTCTCCGTCCCGTTACGTGGACGTGGGAGGATCCGTTTCCTGGTCCGGTGGACGTGTACGACGGTCTTACGATGGTGTGGATTGGGCCAGCAGCACCGCATCCGTACGCAGTGCATATCGATCCACCCCGGCAGGTGAATAGTCTAATCCCGCATGAGGACATGCAGTTTCCCGAGTGGAAGGCGTTCTATGCCAGCAAGGTGATCCAGTCGGATAGGGGATGCGCTTGGCCGTACGAGGTTGGTCCGGAGATTGAAGGCTCGCACACGGTCATTTGGAAAGTATGGGACTATGATGCGGGTTAAGAACCCAAGCATCGCGCATCCGGACTGGCCTTACATCTGTGACCAGTATTGTAAAGTGCATTGGTTCTGGGACTTCGATTTGGAGTCGCACGTACCTTATCCGGGGTTGTGGAACATCAAGATGCAGGCTGGGTGGACGAAGGTCACTGTGTATGTCGGCCCTCCCGCGTATTACCCCAAGAAGCCTACGCAGGAACAAATGGCCAATATATCTGCATATTGTCCGCACACCCAAGGTGATCTCACGTGTAACACATGTCTTCGACACACATTTCGGCTATTCAAGACATGACTAAACGAGACCAAGTCCAAATCTGGATGGCTGCCGCGCGGGGGTGTCATGTCAACGGCGATCACCTTACCGAGCGGTGGTATCGGAATACGGCTCGTCTCATCCTTAAACTCCCACCCCTATCATCTAACGCAAGGTGTATAAGATGAAGTTCGGTGATCTGAAAGCCGGGGATGTGGTTAATCTGATGGGTACTCGATCGGTGATCCTCGCCATCCAGAAGCCACATCCTGACCATCCTTCGTTCTGGCTTGTCGTTTGGTATATCTTCGACGACAAGTTGTTGTCGTTCGATTGCCTACATCCGAACTACGACTTACTTCCCGGTACAACGGTTAGCGAGGATGGCCTGTACTCATTCCGTACGGCGCTGGACCAGATCAACGCGGCCAATAGAATTCGATGAAATACCCATTTAAGACGAGGCCGTACAAGCATCAGCTGGAAGGAATGCGATTCGCCTTCCGGCAATTCAACCGTGGTCTTGGGGTGGCACTTCTCTTTGAGCCACGTACCGGCAAGACGAAGTGTTCCATTGACATCGTGTCTGCCCTCCACCTGAAGCGCGGTACCCGGAAGCTGCTGATCGTCGCTCCTAACCGCGTGCTAGGCACCTGGGCGCGAGAGTTCCACACGCACTGCCCGCTGGTGTACGAGGTCATCGTGTGGGATGCTAAGGAGCGACGCCGGGGAGCTATTCGCCAGCCGGACGGGCATACCGACCTGCAAGTCATCATCACGAACTACGAGACGTTTGGCACTCCGGGCAAGAGACTAGAGAGCGGTCGCCGATCACGGAGTACGGGCAGGTTCAAGAACCGGAAGTACATCACGGACTGGATCGGCAACGATGAGGCGGTGATCATCTGCGATGAGAGCCACAAGCTAAAGAACCCATCCGGTAAAGCCTCCAACATGGTCGTCGGCATGCGTCGGTTCTTCTCGCATCAGATCATCCTTACTGGTACTCCGGTCACCAAGGCACGCCGCTCTGCTGACATCTACATGCAGTGGCGGCTGATTAATCCGAATCGCTTCCTTCGATGGGGTGCAACGTATGAAGACTTCCGACTCCACACCGGCGTGTGGACCGAACGTAACGGCTTTCCTCAATGGCTTAGAGCGCGTGAAGACGGCCTTGAAGACCTTCAAAGAGGCATTCATGCAGATGGCCTCGTCATTCGCCGAGCTGACTGCTTCGATCTACCGCATGCTCTGCCAGATCGTATCATTGATGTCCCGCTCACTACATCTGCACGTCACTACGACGAGATGGCTGAGCAATTCATCACGGAGCTCGAGAACGGCGATATTGCCGAGGCCTCCATCCCGCTCGTGGTCACGCTTCGGCTGGCTCAGATCACATCAGGTCATGTTGGGATCGTCGAGCCCCACCCGACTAATCCCGACAAGCAAATATCCCGCTCGGTCTCTGTCGGCACGGAGAAGATCCGGACGCTCGAAGAACTACTGGTCGAAGAGACACTAGAGAAGGAAGAGCCCACGATCATCGTGGCTCGGTGGAAGCACGACCTCGATGCCATCCAGAAGCTTTGTACGCGTTTGAAGATCCCGGTGTTCAGCATTCGGGGCGGCATGACCCGATCGGCCACTGACGACGCTCTCAGACGCTTTGCACGATGTGATGGGCAGGCTGCTGCCATGGTGGTCCAGCCGCAAGCCGGTGGTGTCGGACTAGACATGCGAGTCGCCGGTCACACGATTTGGTACTCGCTCACGTCGTCCTACGTGGATTACACGCAGATGCGCGATCGCAACGCTCTTCATCCGAATGCGGTTCAGCACACGTTCCTTCTCTCACCGGGCACGGTGGATATGCTGTTGTATGAGACACTGCTGAATGACGGGAACGTAGCCAAGCGCATTCTTACTAGGCCGGAAATTTTGCGCCGCTCCAAAGCTAGGCATTAGGGTGATTCACGCAACGGACCACACGAAGGGAAACATGGTGCAGCGAATCACGGTGAAGATCGAGCGGGAGCCGGTGGCCGTTCGACGGAGCACTTCCGACTCCCAGCCGTATCCGGAACTTCTCATTCAGGTGCGAGATAGCGGTAACCTGGTGGATGGTCTGGAGAAGGCCATTCGTTTGCTGACCAGCGAGCGGGACGCGATCCTCGAGAAGATGTCAATCAAGAAACCTGGGATGAAGGTAGAGGACGACGAGATCGAGATCGAGGAGGATGAGGACTGATGAAGCACATCATCGTCGAGGGATGCGACGGCTCGGGTAAGACTGGTCTCATCGGGGTGTTGGCAGAGTACTTCGATCTAGTCAGGCATCCTCGTGCCAGCGACAGCATGACCGGACCGGTCAAGAACTTGCGCGGCTGGGTGGATCGAGACCTGGATCATCTGGACGAGTTGGAATTGGACTCGGGTCATCCGACATACATCTACGACCGCCACCCCCTGATCAGCGAACCCATCTACGCCAACTACCGCTGGGTGAACCCGGGGATGTCCGAAGGCTTTGGTGACGAGAACTGGATGCGTTCCGTCACGAAGGATATGGGGTCGATGTCCATTCTCATCATCTGCTGCCCTCCGTATGAGGAGGTCGAGCGCGTTCTTCAGACGCAGGGACGAGAAGCGCACATGCCCGGTGTGTTCGAGAACCGGTACTCCATCTGGACGCGATACAACACACTCCGCTGGCCCGGTACGGTGATCCGGTACGACCGGACACGCGAGACCAGACAGGATCTGATCAAGACTCTGGAGAACATGTAATGGAAGACGGAGTAATCATGGTGACTCTCGACCCCCGCGCAACGCGGCTGCTCCAGCGGCAGGCCGATTTGCAAGCGTTCCTGCTGGCCCGACGTGTGGACGACATGGATCCCGATGCGCTCTCGCAATATATCCGGGACCAGGCTTTCGCGATGATCGGCGAGACGTACGAGGCGGTGGAGGAAACCCACTGGAAGCCATGGGCTGTTCGCCCAGATGGAGAGCCGGTGGTTATCAGCAAGCAGCGGTACATCGGGGAACTGGCGGATGTTTACATCTTCTTCATGAACTTGATGCTAGCTGGTGGAGTAACGACCACAGAACTTTTTCAGGCCGTGGATGATAAGCAGACGAAGAACCTCCGGCGGTGGACCGAAGGCTACGATGCGAAGTCTACCAAGTGCCCGGCCTGTCGTCGAGCGTATGACGATGAGGACGTCAAGTGCTATCCGGCGGTGTCTGCCGAGGAAACGGGATCCCTACCCGTTCTGCCATTCTGTGAGATGTCCGGCGAGTTCGTCCGATGATCCGGTCGTTCAGCTTCCCCAACCCTGTCGCGGCTCACGAGGCGATGTGCGAGCAGCTAGTGTACGGGGACAATGGGGGAACGGACTGGGACTTCGTGCACGGCACGGAGGTAGGTCTGCACAATGTCGCCATTCACTGCGACTCTATCGCCTTCGACTACAACCTGAAACGTCTCTGGGTTCCACCGACTCGTTGGACCATGATGGTTCGGCAGTACCTCGACCCGATCGCCCTCAACGATTGCATGGCTAAGATCGCTGACCGGATGGCACCCCCACGTACCAGGGGGGACCGTAGAGGTATCTCAGTGCTCCGTACGCGGCTCGTACAGGGTCGGGGGGTCGGTCGGGGTGTCCGGCGTCGCTGGGGGTCTTGCATGCTGTCCCTGAGCTTCCGCGCTACGCCGATCCCCACGGTCTCGCTGCACAGCCGGACAACGTACTTTGGTTACCTGGCAATGGTGGACATGGCCGTAGCTCGTGCCTTCGCTGCGGAAGCGGCGGACATCTGCGGCTACGATCTGGATGACGTCCAGTTTGTGTGGACCCTCGAGCTTGCACAGTTCCACGGCTTCCGATCGCTGGCGTGGATGCTGATGGATCCTGATATTCGGAAGCAGATGGATGAGGATGTAGACAACCGGATGTCGTTCTCACCAAAAGAGCAGCCCGGATACCGGAAGTGTCTCGATGGCTACGCTCGGATTCTGAAGTCCGATCGAGCGGGGACGCTCTATGGTGATGAGTCGTTCTCCTCGTTCGCTCGCGTCCGGCGGCGCTTTCACACTGAGGCGTATGGGGTTGACTACGCCGATCAGTTCGCCGGAGGTGTGCGTAATCGAGGCGGCAAGGGTGCGTTCCCTCCACTGCCCGACAACTGGGTACGGGACCTGGGTCTCCGCAAACCGCTGGCCGGTCGGGATGGTGACGACTCGTACTTCGACCACGATGAGAACTTGCCGCTGGACGAGGACGAGGACTGATGGATAAGCGCAAGAAAGCCCTCATGATGAAGAACTTCGAAGCATTTATGAAACGCATCGAAGACAAATATCGACAGGCTTATCTGGCGCTCGAGCTTGACGATTACGTAGGAGCACAGCAGATATTGGCCCAGTTGGCCCAAAGCCACGCGCGTACATCAATGTCTCTTCGTGGAGTCCTCGTCCGCGAGGGATTGATTGAGGAGGACAATAAGTAATGCACGTCTACTATATGGCTATCGATAATCCTCGGCCCTCGTATCTGCATCTGGCCAGCGACCTGCTGGAACAGAAGCCGGTCCACACCGGCGAGTGGCAGGCGATGGACACGCGGACCAGCTCGATGCATGAGACTTACGAGCTCGAAGACGTGTCGCTCGTCTGGGACCAGGTTCCGGATGACCCCTCTGGCGCGATCCCCGCTGTAGACACTGCCTGGGCTCGTGAGCATTTCGCCGAGCGGGTGTCCGGCTTGCCCTTGAATCCTTCGCCCTCACACTTGCGCTGGCCGTACGCGGTGCGAGGGAACGCCGACCACATTGACCAGAACTCGGTCTTCGACCACACCTACCCGGAGCGGTTCTGGCCGAAGCATGCTGGATGGCCCATCGGGGAGAATAGAGTCCGTTCCGGGATGATGGGTATCCGCTTCCACTACGGTGACCTGAACGACGTGGTCTCGCTCCTGCTGCGCAATCCGCTGACGCGCCAAGCGTATCTACCAATCTGGTTTCCCGAGGACACCGGGGCGGGCTTCGCCAACGATCCCGAGCTGGCCAAGTTCGGCCATGGCGAGCTGAACCGAGTGCCGTGCACGCTCGGCTATCACTTCATGCAGCGCGGTGGTTATCTCTCGATGCGCTACTACATTAGATCCGTCGACTTCTATCGACACCTGTCGAATGACGTTTACTTCGCCGTGGCTCTCATGCGCTGGGTGTGTGCCGAGCTGAAGCGTCGGACCGAACGTGCACCGATACAACTCGGGATCCGACCGGGGAAGCTTGTGATGCACATCGCCAACCTACATGCATTCACCGGCGATAAGAGGAATATCCTCAACCGGATCAAACTCGTCTCGGACTACGACCAGGACGACGACTTCATCGGGGGTGCGGTGTGAGACCTACGGTCGATGAGACACTGATGCGCATAGCGCAGATGTGGGAGCAGCGCAGTACATGCTCGCGCAATCACGTTGGTGTGGTCATCGCGAAGGACGGCCGGACGCTCGGCTCCGGATACAACGGCGCTCCGGCGGGTATGCCCCACTGTGAGCATCAGGTCATCGAGTTCTCGCCGAATCTGCGGTCTGCCCTTGGTCAGCAGATGGCGGGCAAGGTTGGCATGTCGAATGGCTGCCGGGTGTCCATTCATGCGGAAGCCAATGCCCTTGCCTACTGCGCGCGGAATGGTGTTTCCGTCGAGGGCGGAACCATCTACACGACGCTCAGCCCGTGTTACGCGTGCTCCCAACTCGTCATCGCTGCCGGGCTCGTCCGCGTGATGTACGGTCGTGCATACCGTGACGTTGAAGGTATCCAGCTTCTCAACCAGGCTGGAATCACCGTGGAGAAATGGGTTGGCCTGAGTTGAAACGACACCCTGCCCTCGAGCTTGCCGTTAGGAATGCAGGTTGCACCGAGTGCCGACTTCATCGAGATGCGGAGGACGATGAGGTCTGCATTACCGGCCAGGTCGAGAGCAAGGGTAAGCCCAAGATAGCCATCGTTACCAAGTTCCCCATTGCTCCCGGGGGCAAGATGCATCGGGAGATGGTGGAGTATCTGACCGAGGCGGGTATCGATTCGCATCAGGTCATGTGGCTATCGGCATTGAAGTGCCGGACGTATAGTCTCGATCCGACGAAGACCGATCAGAAGACGTGCTCACTGTTCCTCCGGGCCGAGTTCGCATTCATGGATTTTGACTATGTCCTGTGTCTAGGTAGCGAGGCGTGGTTCGCCGCTTCTGGCTGGGCGGACATCACGAAGAACCGGGGGAAGCTGTTCAACATCGCCGAGGGCGGTGGGTATATCTACCCGACTATCAGCCCAAGCGCTGTCAATCGGAACCCAGGTTTGCGTGGTGGCTTCATCGCGGATCTCCAGTACTTCGGCCGACTGATTCGGGGGCAGGGCGAGCAACCCGACCACCACAACAACGACGGGCACGTGACCACGGTACGCGATTCAGAGGCTCTCAGAGCCATGCTAAGACGTGTTCAGCACGCATGGGCGTGTGCGTACGACATCGAAACGACGGGCGCTGCTGAGTACGAACCAGACGCTCGCGTGGTATCGATCAGTGTCACGGTGACTGATGGTCCCGACATGACAACAGCCCACACCTACAACGTGCCTCTCTACCACCCAGAGTCGTGGTTCCGGCGACAGTGGCGCGCGGTCCTCCGGCACATCACGCGGGCGCTGATGAAGTGCAAGCGCCGTGTGGCACACAATGCGAAGTACGACACGAAGTGGATGCAGCACTTCACCGGGGAAGAAGACTTCGTCCCCACCTTCGACACGATCGTTGCTGCGGCGCTGCTGGATGAGAATCGACCGAAGGGTTTGAAGCCACTGGGTCAGATGTTGCTCGGGGCGGAGCCATGGGGCATCGACACGAAGGATTTGCTCAACACTCCGCTGGTCGATGTTCTGCATTACAACGGACTAGATACCTGGCACACGCTCCGGCTGTTCTTCGTGCTGCGGAAGAACTTGCTCGATCAGCCTCGGCTGGCGCGGTTTTTTCGACACCTCACAATGCCTCTTGTTAGAGAACTATGCTACGTAGAGCGTCGTGGTGTCTTCGTCGATGAACCACAGTTGAAAAAGAACTGGGGAATCGTCAAGGCCAAGCTCGAGGATCTACACGACGCGCTAGACGAATTTGTGCCGGAGACGCACCCGTACATCAAGTACGATAGGGCGGGGAACATCAAGTCGTTTGGGGTGAACTGGAATGCGTCTAACTTCGCCCGATGGTTCCTATACGATTACCTTGGTCTACCGGTACTCAAACGCGGTAAGGCTAAGGATGATGGGACGCCGGGTGCGCCGAGCATGGATGAGGCGACGCTGGCTTATCTGGCGGAAGAGCCGAGTAATCCGAACGGGGCAGAAGTAGCCCGATTGCTCGTTGACCGCGTGAAGTGGAACAAGTTCGACACCTCATTCTTCTCGCCTTGGTCCGAGCAAATCGATGCCACCTCGCGCATGCACTCCGTGTTCAAGCCCTGGGGTACGGTGACCGGTCGTTTGTCTTCTGGCAAGGAAGACGCGGAGAAGATCACCGGCCAGAAGAAGATCCGGGGTGTGAACCTGCAACAGGTTCCACGCGGTGACCTGACTCGTGGGGTGTTCGGCGCACCTCCCGGATCGTACTTCGTCGAGTTCGACTACTCACAGGTTGAGCTTCGCGTCGCTGCATTGCTGGCGCGTGAACAGACGATGATGCACCTCTACAACACCGGCCAAGACATCCACACCACCATGGCTATGACGATGACTGGAAAGCCATGGCACGGCGGCAAGTGCGGGTGTGGTCAGTGCGTCACGACTGAGGAACGGAAGAAGGCCAAGGCCGTTAACTTTGGCTTCCTGTATGGCATGGGTTGGCGCAAGTTCGTTATGACCGCCTGGGAGAACTACGGGGTGCGTGTCACCGAGGAAGAGGCGCAAGCATTCCGGAAGGCGTTCTTCGCGCAGTTCCCCGGGCTGTTGCCCTGGCATGCGAAGCAGCGATCCCTGGCGCACAAGTACGGGCGAGTCGAGACCCCGATGGGGCGCGTCCGGCACCTGCCCGACATCTACTCGCCAGATCAGGGTGTTCAGGCGGAAGCCGAGCGCCAGGCCATTAACTCACCAGTCCAGGGGTTCGCCTCGGACATGTGCGCGCTGTCGATGGTGTTGCTAGCCAAGCGATTCCGTAGAGAAGGTGTAGAGGCGTACCCGATCGGTACGGTACATGACGCGGTGAACTGGGAGATCCACGGATCGGCGTTGACGTACGCGCTGCCCATCATCAAGGACACGATGGAGAACCTGCCGCTCGAGGAGCTCTTTAACGTGGCCGTAGACATCCCGATAATTGCAGACTGCAAGGTTGGTACCCGATGGGGTCAAGCCAAGGAAGTACCGGCCGAGTTGTTGGGCTGGACGGAGAAGGATAACGTGCTGCTGACGGAATGGCTTGAGCAGAATGTGATGGTGTCCTCATGAAGGAATGGCTGATCGCCTGCGTAGTGCTGATCGTGATCGGGGCAATCTGCGCCCTGGTCTCATTCGCCAGCGGATGGAAAGACCCGAAGTTGGAGAAAGGGATCGGTGGCTTCATCTTCGGCGCGATTCTCCTCGTCATCGGTTTCTTCGGTGGCGTAGTTGTCATCCTGGCGTACACACTGTGAAGGCTATGATTGGTCCTCTCGGTCTGCCTGCCATTTACGAGGACGGCGGTAAACGGGTAACGACTCACAGCATGTTGAAGGCGTACCTCACCTGCCCGAAGCAAGCGCAGTACAAGTACGCCGAGCGGCTCAAACCGAAACTGCTGACGAGGCGTGACCAACCCCTCCGGCGCGGTACCTGGGTGCATGAACTATTGCAGGCGTGGTATGAGGGCAGGGATTGGAAATCAGTTCACGCTGAGAACGTTGCCAAGTTCAATCGCCTGATGGACGTGGAGAAGGAAGAACTGGGCGACCTTCCAGCCGAATGCCTCCGTCTGTTCAAATCCTATCTCTGGCACTATGGAGCCAACAAGGACGACCCCTTCCACGGCTGGGAAGTCATCGGTGTCGAGCAGACGTTCGAGGCGGTGTGGCCCGACTCCGAGGATGGACTAGACATTTATCGCTGTCGCGTGGATTTGCTAGTTCGTGATGCGTATGGCTTCCTTATCGTGGACCACAAGACTCACAAGTCGTTGCCCAGTCACACGTTCCGCACTCTGGATGCTGCATCACCTCTGTACATCTGGGCAGCCCGTGAGTCCGGGTATGACGTGCGGGGGTTCCTCTGGAACTACATTCGGACCAAGGTACCGACCACACCCAAGCTCGTGTACGTTGGTACAGCTCGGGAGCGTCTGAGCGAAGCCGCGATCGACACGGACTATCCAACGTATGTACGGGGGATCAAATCCCTGGGCCTCGATCCGTATGCCGAGCCGCAGTTCTCGAAAGCGAAGCAGCTTTATCGAGACCGGTACAAAGAAGGCGCGCCACAGACCAGCCAGTTCTTCAAGCGAGACATTCTCGAGAAGGATGATGAGATGGTCGCTCGCGTCATAGCCACGGCCATGCGTACCCGTGACCGCATGCACGCTGACTTTGACAACTACGATGTAACTGAGCGGGCTATGGGCAGGCATTGCGATTGGTGCACATTCTCCGCGCTGTGTACTACGGAGATGTTCGGAGGCATGGGTGACCATATCCGGAGGCGGCAGTTCCGAGTCGGTGATCCACTGGACTACTACCTTGACAAGCGGGAGTCGTCTGATTCGTGACTTCATGCCCTGCGGAGCATGCGGTGAATATGTCTCTCGACAAGAGGGATGTGAGCATGCCAAACGAAAGAAGAGAGACCGCAACTATGGGCGACTGACTCGGTATAACGATAAGTGGGTGTGGCCCGAAGGAATGTCGTCCGAAGAAAAGAAGAAGATTCGCGCAAGGGAATATAGACGAAGGAAACAATCAAGTTTGACCTCCGATAAGTAGATGACACAATGGTCCGGCGATGAATTGAGGTGACATGGCAGTAGACTACGTCGCAATTGCGAGGGCAAAGATTGCGAAGCCGGGCTCCGGACGGAAACCGCGATACCTGGTCTATGGCCGGAACAAGAAGGGCAAGACACGGTTCTGCGCAACGGCTCCACACGTGCTAATCCTCGATCCCGAAGACGGCACGATTGCTGAAACCAAGCTCAACCCGGACACGTGGCAGATCACCAAGTGGACGGACCTCGACGAGGTGTATCACTTCGTCAAGGGCGGTGGCAAGTCTCCGACCACCGGCGAGCCGTACGAGTGGATTGCTTTCGATGGCATGACCCGAATGCTCGGCATGGCTGTCGACTTCGTTCAGAGTCAGATCGGCGAGAAGGATCTCACGAAGAAGCCGACGGATCAGGATCAGCGCCGGTTGTACGGCAGAGCCAACAAGATGATCGAGGCCATGCTTCACAACTTCCACTCGCTGCGAAACGTTGGTCTCATATTCACCGCGTCAGAGCGGCAGGTTGAGATCGAGAACATGGAAGACTTGGGGGATGACGAGGACGCTTCGCCTTCGTCGTATCAGTACGTCGCTGACATGTCCCCTGGCGCGCGGTCGCCTCTCAATCAAGTTGTTGACCTCATCGGGCGAATATACGTTGTCCGTGGGGAATTTGAGACAACCCGAGTGGTGATGAAAGGGGGAAAGCGCGTCCGTGTCAAGGCGAAGTCAACCATTCAGCGGCGTCTCTTCGTAGCTCCCCACGAGATGTACGACACCGGCTATCGGTCGGGGTATTCCCTGCCCGATTTCCTGGTGAATCCAACGGTAGCCTCGGTGGGCCGGGCCCTCCGAGAAGGAAAGGTAACGGACTGACATGGCAGCGACCCCACGCGCGGTCAACCTGACGGACGTGTCCGAGGGCGGCAGTTTCAAGCCGCGTCGGAAGCCGGAGGGGGACTACCGCGCCAAGATCGTCAAGGCCGACGACCACGTGAAGGATGGCAAGACCCCGGGCTGGGTCATGACCGTGCAGATCGAGGGCGACGCGCGCAGCACCTATCCGGTGTACCTCAATCCGGACCCGAAGCAGGCATGGAAGATCTGGCAGGCATGCCGAGCGGTCGGCCTGAACGTCAAGAAAGCGAAGGTCCGCTTCGACCCCAACAAGCTGGTCGGCAAAGAACTCGGCGTATTCCTCGAGGACGACGAGTACGAGGGTCGTCCCAAGTCCGTCATCGGCGAGATGTTCCCCGTCAGCGAGGTCGGTGGCAATGCCGACGAGGACGAGGAAGAGATCGTGGATGAGGTCGACCTGGGCGACGAGGACGAAGAGGAAGAGGAAGAGCCGGAGCCCGAGCCGGTGAAGCCTACCAAGCGTGTCGTCCGCAAGCGTCAGCCCGAGCCGGAGCCCGAGGAGGAAGACGAGGACGAGGAGGAAGATGAGGAAGAGCCGCCTCCACCCCCGCGCAAGCGTGTGGCGAAGAAGGCCGCTGCCCCGGCTCCGACGCGTCGCCGGAAGCCCGCTCCGGAACCGGTCGAGGACGAGGAAGAAGAGGACCTCGACCTGGACGACCTCGACGACGAGTAACAACTAGACCGGCAAATATGGCAACATGGAATGCGAACATCGGTGGCCGGAATCCTCCGCTTGTTCGGTCCGTTGCCCTGGGGCACGGCTCACGATTCTTCCTCCTCGGTGGTCGTGAGTCGTGCCCCTTGTCCTAGACGGAGATAACTCATGCAAGCGTTCCAAGCTCGATTCCGGGGATTCTGCAATCCCTGCGGTTACGATATCGAGCCGGGTGAGTTCATTGTGGCTCACCCGGATGCGGGATACATACACGAAGACTGTATCGATGATGTCGGTAAGATCGATCGAAGCGGAGACACAAACGGCCGTGAGCATCCCGGAAGGGTTCGGCCTGTTATGCCACACGGCAAGACCGCAGCCGACCGATGCGACCGATGCTTCTTGATCCATTCAACCGGACAGACGGAGTGTTACTGATGAGAGTCTCACGAGCCAAGCGCCGGTTACTTCGCTGGCAGCGATACACCGCAAGGACAGGTAGCCATCCGGCCAACTGGCGGCTGGGCGGGAGTCACACTGGTCACGTCAAAGCGTTCTCTGACGTGACGTACGCTCAGAGGTACGTGCCAATCGGAATCCGACAGCCGTGGTTTCCCCTGTGGGCTACGGGCTGGAAATCAAGGCCGGACAATGGGCGGTAAGAATCGCAGAGATCCTGCCAAGGCTCGTGCCCGGCGTCTCGCTATCAAAGAAGCACAATCCAGGATCGGAGATGAAGCATTGCCTCGGAAAGGACGACAGGGCAAAGGTGCGGTGAGTCAGATGGATCATGCCTCGTCTGGTCGAGCGATCAAGAAGCGCAGAGCCGGACAGGCTCGAATGGACGCTGACCGTCCTGACCTGACTGGTGGATAGCTAGGTATGAGTCAGCCAGAGTCGAAGCTCAGCCGAGCCATCAAGGCTGCCATCCGAGCCCGGGGCGGGTACTGCATCAAGATCCACGGTGGGCCGACGATGGAGGCCGGTACGCCGGATATCCTGGCGTGCATCCCCTGTCGGGTAGATGTGGCAGTCCCTGACGGAATCGATCTCACCTGCGAAGAGGAGATCATCGGTCGCTTCGTCGGCATCGAGACCAAGACGCCGGAGAACAATCGGTACGACAAGGACGGGTCTCCGATCCAGAAACGACGGGCTGCTCAGATCCGTCACGCCGGTGGTGTGGTCATCATCCCTGCAAAATCCGTTCAGCAGGTCACAGAGGCATTGGATGCATTGGGGTGGGTGGTCCAACCCCCACTTGGTGGCCCTGATCCGTCCACGGCGATCTGAGAGGCCTTAACGGGTCGGACACGACGATGCCCCGGACATCCCGTGTGGGAGCCGGGGCATTGGTCAGTCGGATTACTCCTCAGTTGACAGCGGGTTATGGTCCACGATGCACCCGTAAGCACCGCAGGTCGGGCACTTGTCGAAGTCGGATTCCGGCGTATTCTCTCGGAGGCCGGTCATGTTGTCGTTCAGCTTCAGCTCTTCGGGGATCGGGTGACTGCACTCCGGGCACTCGTCCAGGTCCCGCCGTTCCATGAAGCACAGGTAGTGAGGGTTCTCCCACGTGGCAGCCGGACACGCCGGATAACCTTTGTCGTTGACGGGCTCCACGCCGTTCGGGTTGGTCCATCCCTTGCGTTCTAGGCCGACCAGCCCAGGGTCAGTGACCCAATACCCCTCGCATCCGATCAGGATGGCGAAGCTGTCGGACGTGACCTTGTAAACCAGGTGTCCGTCTCCGGCGGCTGCGGTCAGAAAGTCGTCGATGGTCTCCCCGCACTCCGGGCAGATGCTGACGAGCGGGATGGTGCCCTTCCCCGCCTCGATCTCCGCGATGACCTTGGTTAGGTAGTTGGCGGTTTTCAGGTCGATGATCACGTTTCCTCCTCGGCTGGTGTTGCCTTCAACGTATCGGGTTAGAGGGGGGTCAGGGAACTAACCACAGGTGTGATGTGCATCACGCGGTGCGGAGGTTGCCGTACTCGTCCCACAGATCACGGTCCTCGGACACCATGAAAGCCTCGGCCACGCTGTTGACCTTGAACTGCCTTGACGAATCCCAGTTCCGCACCCAGATAGCGTGCACACCATGCCGGTTGGCAACTTTCCACACCAACGCGATCTCGCACAATTCGGCCTGGATGGTGATCCGAGCCTCATCATCACGGAACCGATCTCCAACTCGAACGTCAAGATCCCGAGTCCAGGCCTCCTCGATCCCATGCACCAGCGCGTGTGGAACGTCCGCCAGGTCGGACCGGTTCTTGATCAGGCTATTGGTCCGCTTGACGTTCTTCAGTGCCACCGGCTTCTTGCCACCCTTCGGCACCACGTTCCAGGTGGCGGGTTTGGTAGTGGCAGCCTTGACGACCCCAGCCGCCTCGGCCAGCGCGCGCTCCGCCGACTTGTCCAGCGGGGACTGTCCGGCGGTTATCCGCTTCCGGCAGGCAGCTCGAGCAGCCGGAGTGTTCGGGTGACCGTGGTCCGCGTGTGAGATCGCCATCGTTACCTCCTCGGTTGGTTGAGCTCCAACCTTACCAGGGGAGGCAAGGCCGGGGCAACAGCGCGTCAGCAGTTGTGCGGATACTCCGTGTCAACCTGGGGACCACAACGATCTGACCGTTCTCCCGCTTCACCGGATACCCGCAGCCGCAGGGGCACATCTCGATCATGCCGCCATCTCCCAGCTCTCCCAGCCGCAGGCGCAGCGACCGCGCGTGTGCAGGGCCGCTTGAACGCACGATGAGGACGTGGCAGCCACGCGGGCACCCGACCGACGCGGTTGGATGCGAACGGGCTTCTGCGTGGCCCTGGGAGCCCTTGGCGTGGTCTCAACCGGGGCGGTCCGTCCCGCGCGGCATGCCCGGCGTCCGGACGGAGTGCGGGGGTGCATGCAGGCGGTGTGGTCGATAGCCATGATCGGATCTCCTTATCAGTGAATGGGGGTAAGGTGGATGCCGGACAGTTCCCAGAAGCCGCAAGCAAGGATCATGACCCCCAGGAGCCCGGCAGGGCCGAGCGCCTGGATGGTCGCAACCGCATAGGTGAAAATGGTTTTCACCATGACCAACCTACCCGAGCTTTCGAGGTGATCACGAATTGCTGATCAGTGGCATGGGCCAGTTGGACGTGAATCTCAACTGGGTTCCGGAATCGATCCAAACCCCGGAAGGTGTATCCGGTTGTCCCCCCGGAGCACCAGTTGAGGAGAATCGCCCGACCCTTCCAGAAGGTTATCACGTAGCCACGTACGCCGATCAGATTCTGAAGCTGTTCCGCCGTTTGCAGTTCCATTAGGTGCCCCCTTCGTTCGGTGAGCCATTAGCTTACCAGGGGACGGTAGCCGGATGCAACAGACTACCGTCCCAATAATCGGGTTAACCTTCGAGAGCCCGGTTTGCGGCCTCCACGCGCTGCGCGGTCGGAGACGCGGTCCCCCGCAGGTGCACGCCGTCAGCGGCCTGTCGTCCGGAGGCACGGCCAGCACGGGCTGATTGCCCGTTCGTCCGGCGCTGCCAGCGCTCCTCGTCGGCCTGGGTCCACTTTCGAGGCCGCATGTACGCGTGCTCCTGGCAGGCGATGTCCGAGGGGTCACGTTGCATCTGAACGGGCTTCTTCAGCTCTTTGGCCCGGAGGGCGATACAGCGCGGGCAGGTGTCACGGGGGTCCTTGTACGCGACCACCGGCTGCTGGGTCGGTCGAGCGTCGGGGACCAGCGTGTAGAACGCTTCCTGAACACGTTCCGCGCGTCCAGCCAGAACGACCACACCACCAGTCGCATTGGCAGCGTCACGGGCCTCACGAAGCCGCCTGGTGAGGCGGTCCAGGAAAGCCTGGGCGTACGCGCGCCGGTAGTCCTTGGCCTGGAACCCCAGACCGGCGGCAGCCGGATCTTCGCCAGCGGCCTTGGCCTGCGCCACGTAGATCCGCTGGACCTTGGACCGGTTGGCAGCGAGGTTTCCATCGCCGAAGGCACGTTGTGCGATCTCGCGGCGCGTGTGGCCAGCTCGACGGAGTCGGTGGATGTTGACCTCTACGGGCAGCATGTCGTCCCAGTGGGGATCGACATGTGTGGAGAACATCAGGTAGGCCGAGGTCCACAGCAGTTCGAAGTACCGTACGTCACCTTCGTACCCGACGACCTCCCAGCGGTATGTGGTCCAGGTCATACGAGTGAAGTGAAGACGCACCTCGCAATGGCGAGCCAGGATGTCCGCGATCAGGGGCAGGTTGTGCGATAGGTCGGACACCGGGGGAGTGAGATCCACCGTGATCAGGATGGGCTCGACCAGTGCCGGATCGACCGCCAGCGCGTCCTCCTCGGCGATCTGGTATCGCTTCATCCATTCCATGGCTTTCGCCCGGTATTGGGCGGACTCACTGTCGTTGCCCATCTTCTCCGCACTGTCGGCCTTCGCCAACAAGCCCCGGACTTTGCCCGCGTAATCGAAGCCCACGATGTCCTCCTCGGTATTGGTTACTGATCTACCGTATCAGGTTAAGTTCAAGCACGTCAACGGGTTGGGGTGGCGGTACAGCAGCCACCCCGTTGCAGCCCGTCAGTCGTCCACACAGCCGCATTGAACGGCTCGCTCGAACGTGTCCCCCGGTACGTCGTTCGGGAACCCCTCGGACACGATGAACGGCTTGTCACACACCGGGCACACGCCCTTGACGGGGTTCTCGTTGGCTGACCACACGAGCATGTACTCCCACGGGATCAGCGCTTCGCATTCGGCATCGACAATCTCTTCGGTCACGCAGACCAGACCCTCGTCGTAGACGTCCGTCGTATCCGGGCCTTCGGTCGGAATAACGATGGGGTCAAAGTCGACCGAGTCGCGCCAGGGGTCGGTAGGGGAGATGCGGAACATGACTTTGGCTTCGGCCTTGGGAAGGGGTGCGTTGCTGGCCATCAGTAGATCACCGGTCCGTTCTCGATGAGGTCAAAGGCATCGTGCAGATCCATGCCGACCTGGCCAGCGAACAGGTCCACCATCGCTTCGTATTCGCGAATCAGGTGGGAGTCGTTGTCCTCGGCAGCGGCCATGAACGCCTTCTGCGCCGCGCGAATGCGATCGTTGCGCCAGTCACGGCAACGCTTGCGCGCGGCAGGGGTCAGGGCGTGTCCGCAGTTCGTGTGGTCAAGGCGTGTCATGCACCTATCCTACGTCATCGGCAGGTCTCGGGGCAATAGGGTGACGAAGGAGTCTCAGCTTCTGGCGGAGACCTGGATTATCCTAGGTACACGGAGACCTGCCCAGAGTCACAGGCTCCCGCACAGCCGGTTTCGGCTGGGGGAGCCAGGCATTGTAGGGACAGTCCGTCAAGCCGATGCTTTCCGGGCCTTCGTGATCGGAGTGACGTTCTTCCGGGCAGCGGGACGACGACGAGCCGGAGCCTTGGCCTTGGGCACCAGGTGCATGAGAATCGTGGTCGCGATCATGCCGACCGCAGGCGCAACCGAGAGTCCCTGGCCGATCGGGTCTTCGGCCGGAGCCGCGAGGTAGTTGATCCCGACCACACCAGCCATGAAGACCCCCAGGACAACCCAGGCCAGGATGCGAGCGGCGCGCGTCTTGCCGTGAGTCGCGTAGGAGAACGCGACCAGCATCACGCCATCAATCGAGACCGGCAACAGCCAGGGGTCGTGTGCGCCGTGCTGAGAAGCCACGTGAACGGAGTGACCGAACGACTGGTAGGTGGACGTACCAAACACGAGCCACGTGGCTCCACGGGCCTTCAGGACGGGCAGAACGCGCGAGACGAGATTCATGGTGTGCTCCTCGGTGTGAGTCAGGGAGGGGGTGGGCCGGTCCCACCCCCGGAGGGCGGATCAGCCGTGCGCCTGGCCGTACTTGGACCGGCAGCCCTTGCAGTCAACGTCAGCGATCGTCCCCATCCGGGTGAACACCGGCTGGACCTTGCCGCAGCGGGTGGTCATGACCGCCATGTCCACGTAGTGGAGGCGCATCCCGTTGCCGATCGTGGCGAGCTGGAGGTCACCGGTCGGGGCGGCCTTCATGGCCTTGCGGCAGGCGGTGCGGGCAGCGGTGGTGTTCGGGTGGTTGTGGCCGGTGTGGTTGATCCGCGTCGTCGTCATGAGATAAGTATATGCGACCTACCGTCGGCCTGCAATAGTTTGGGCCAAAGATCTTTGAAGATCTTTTGGGTAAGCCCTTTCCAGTCTCTTGACGTGCAGAAATGTGGTGCCCCCAGGGGGATACGATCCCGCCTCCCGAACCCATATCGCCCGGAGTTTCACCGAGAAGGGCCGGTCTCACCTGAGTTGAGGGCCAGGTGGAGGGCCCCGTAGGGCCCATCCGGGTGGATCAGTTCGCCTCGGTCTTGACCAGGTCACGGACCATGCGGTACTCGGTGGCGGAGAGCGAGTACTTGCGGCCCTTGCCGACCCCCAGGCCCAGCGCCCGGAGGTGCACCCGGAGCTCCTTGGGGGTCATGTTGACCTCCAGGGCGTCCGACAGGTGAGCGGCGAGCTCCGCCGTGGTCATGCCCTCCCCGAGCTCGGCGTAGATCTCCTCGTCGGTCATCTCAGCGTCCTCGATGTCCCAGTCAGCCGAAGTGTCGTCATCCTCGTTTAGCTCGTTGTCCAGGTCGGCAATCTCGAGCACGTCCACCCGGCTCAGGGCGAAGGACCGAGTCTTCCCCTCCACCTTGATGTTGACACCCTTCGAGTTGACCGACAGGGCCTCACCATAATGGGTGGTGGAGTCGTTCAACACGACCAGGATCTCGGTGCCCTTGTTCGAGGTGATGAAGGTGGTTGCGGTGTCGGCGTTCATGGGGTTCTCCTCGGTCCGTGTGGGCCGCCGGTCGGCCCGTTCACATGAACTACATTACCCGCACCGGCAGGCGCTGTCAACACGGAATGGAGGATTTTCCACAAGATCTTTTCCGCTCACGTGTGAGACGTGATCGGCTGACGGTACTGAAACGTTTCAAAGCCTGCCTGACCTGCAGACTTGTCCTGGCGCGATCCTGCGGGAGATCCCGGTCTGCGCGTACCTAGCATGGCGTGAGACCTCCAAACCGCGAGACAACGGCTCCACGGCAAGTCGTGCGATCATGGGTGTTCGTCGTCGGTGATATCACAAGGGGGTGCAGTGGTGGCTAGCCAATACAGGCCTGTGCTCATACACGTAGATCCGGATGACTGGCCAGTCTTCCAGGACATATACGAAAAGGGCAAGGTGTCGGCACGTCTCCGTGAGATGGTGCGTGCGGACATCGACAAGTTCACGCGCGACGAGACGCGCGCCCAGCAGCTAGCCGGACTGACCGAGAGCTAGGATCACATGGATAAGCGTGCTGCCGGGCAGTACTTGGACCAACTCTTCGGCAAGCGTACCGGGTACGTTGCCGTTGCACATAAAGACCCGAAGACCCCCGATGACTGGCAAGAGCGTCAGTTTGCGTGGCCAGCCGATCGGGCGAAGTTGTTGGGATGGGCGGGAGTCCACGCAGACGCAAACGTGTTCGTCTGCCCGGCGCTGCGGAGAGATGCCCACACGCGCAAGAAGGGTGACATGCAGCCGACATCCTGGCTGTGGGCAGACGTGGACATGCAGAACGTACCGGCGGAGAAGCGCGCCGATGTTGAAGCCCGGATCTCTAGTCTTGGCACGCTGGTAGTCCACAGCGGCAGCGCCGGAGACTCCGGTGCGCTCAACCGTCACGTCTACGTGAACCTAGGTACACCGGTAGACCACGAGGACCACATCCGCCTCAACACCGGGCTCAAGGACTACCTGTACGCCGACACCAAGCAGGCCGACAACTCGCTGCTTCGGCTACCGGGGACGACCAACTGGAAGACCGAGGCTGGCAGCCCCGTCAAGCTGGCTGGTGGGCACGGCAAGGCAATCAGCCGCGCGGCCCTGATGAAGAACCGAGTATTCCGAGATGTCAAGGTCATCGACGACTGGACTGCCAGCGAGTGGGAGTTCGTCGAGCCAGAGGGCCTCAGCAGCCGTGTGAAGCGTCTAGTCAGCATGCCGGTAGCCGAAGCCGAGGCACGTTACGGCAGCCGGTACAAGGCGGTGTGGGCCATTACGGGAGACCTGCACCGACGCGCTTACGACCCCTCCGTCATCCATTCCTTGATGCACACGTTCCCCGCTGCTCTATCCAAGGCTGCCGACGAGAACGGCTACGACGTTCACCGCGACGTGGACAAGCGCCTCGCGTACGACCGAGCGAAGTCGAACATTGCCGAGGACACGGAACTAGATGAGGACGCCGGGGATGTCTTCGAAGAGATGACCACCGAAGAGGTCGAGGCGTCCCTGATCGGCGAGGGTGTAGAAAAGGAGTTGCTCCGGCGCGCGATCAAGCGAGCGGCCGACCAAGCCGAGGCCGTTCGGGGGCATACCGAACCACCCCCGGACACGTCCTATTCGCTTGACGACGCTCTCATGAATCCCCCGGACCCCACGCAGTATCTCATCGATGACATGTGTAGTGCTCAGGGCATGGTCGTCATATCGGGTCAGTACAAGGCCGGTAAAACTCAGCTGCTGGTGTGTTCCCTCATGACCGCGCTGGCCGATAACGAGCCATTCCTGGGGACCTACGACGTGCACGTACCCGAGGGCGGCATGGTGTGTGGGCACTGGAATCTCGAGATGTCTCCCCTCGACCTCGTAGACAAGTACATGCGTCCGGCGCAGTACAAGAACCCGCACAACGTGCACCTTGCCAACTGGCAGGGTTATCGCCTCAACATCCTGTCAGAGCCCGGCAAGAAGGCGGCTGTCGAATGGCTGACCACACGCAAGGTGAAAGCATGGTCCATCGACTCGTGGTCTGCCTTGTGCCGGATGTGTGGAGTCAACCCGAACGATGGCTCTGAAGTCACCATGCTGATTGGCGCGCTGCTTGAGATCAAGGTGGCTGCCGAGGTCGATGCCATCTTCCTACTCGGCCATATCGCCAGGGCCAGTAAGGACGATGACAAGCCGGGCACGCGTGGTGCTTCCGAGCTGGACGAGGGTGTAGATACGCGCTGGATGTTCACGCTTGACTCGTCTGATGTCCGATGGCTTCGGGCCGAAGGTCGTGGCACGCAGATGGAGAACGCCGTATCGATGGTCTTCGATAAAGAGACGGGGCGGTCCACTGTCGGTACGGTGTCGAAGTCCGCTGCTGCGAGTGAGTCTGGCGTTCAGCTTGTCGTCGAGATCTTGTCGGCCATGCGGGGGCAGGGACTCAACAAGGCGACACTCTCACGGCGCATCAAGGAGGCCAAGCCGAAGACTGGTACTCGATCCATCGCGCAGTTCATCGAGGAAGCCGAGGCGGCAGGGTTCATCGAGATCAAGCAAGAACCGTCGGCCAGCGGTCGGGGACGACCCCAGGTCATGCACTACTTGGCGGGTATGGAGGCACCGGAAGGCGATTCAAGACGACGCGCGACACCGGGTGTGGTCAACCTGTCGTCAGTGGGAGTCCGGCGATTTAAAAAGCGCGCTGATTGAGGCTAATTAAATCGCTGGGTTTACCGGTAGGTTTAAGGCTAATTAAATAGTGAGATGGCCGCATCCCTGACCTGACGAATTTAATTAGCCTTGGCATACCCCCCTTTACGGGGGATGCCGCTGATTAATTCGGGTCAGATGCTGGATCTGAGAAATGGCGTAGAGGGGTGATTAAAATAGCGCTTCGAAAAGGTGGTCGTTTGTGGGAGCTATTCCATTGCGATGGTGAAGGAACAGTTCGGTTGGGTCGTGGATCGGTTTCGTATTCTTTTGCTGATGACCAGTTCAGGATTCGGGACTTGGAAGGTAACGAGGTTCATCTGACGGGTAATGGAGCGGGGGCGGAACAATGGCTTCGGCGTAGAGGTTGGATCAGGTGAAGCTCGCTTCAGAGACTGAGGAACAATCGGAGATTGCGTGAGGCTACGTCCTCTATCGGTAGATCGGAATGCCTGTCTGACAGGCCCTCTCGTTGCGCGGCTACGGGCTGGCGTGGTTGGGTATTGCTATGGAGCTATTCGAGAATCAAGAAGTGGTCAACCTCACCATGAGCCCGGAGGAATGGGCTCAACTTCGAAAGGCGTACCAAGCGGCTTGGTTCTTCATCCGGGATGCTACGAAGAACAGCATTCCAACCGGGCGCACCTTCGGACGAGGACTTGCTCCGGAGGTTGAGCTGGAAGATCTGCGAGATCGAGTCCGGCAATTGGAGTCAAAGACCTCGGGGATCGAGCAGAACTATGTCACCGAGGTGGGCTTCGAAGACTTGATCGGTCGAGTGCGGCGGCTCGAGTCTCAGACCCGGTTCGAGAGCACCGAGGACGACGCTCGTCTGCGGGATCTCGAAGCGACGGCCACCAAGGCGCTGGACCGGTTGAGCGTTCTCCGTGAAGAGCTGAGCGACGCGGCTCGCCGGATCAGCAAGCTCGAGGATCGGTTGGAGCGCTCGGCTGGTGACGACATGGCTCAACCGTGGGAGGTCTGGGCTGAGATCCAGATGGACAAGTTCGCTGCCGGGATGCGCGAGCTGTCCGAGCAGGGCAACGCCGACCGAGACCGGGTGAACAACGTCTACGCCGACATCAGCGCGCTGCTCGATCGACGGGAACTCAAGAGTGACGTGTCCTCGCGACTGTACTCCACGCCGCCGACTCACGCTTCGAGCTTCGCTAAGGGTGCCGACCACGGGCTAGAGATCGCCGTGATGGGAGCCCGGAGCTACATGGCTGGGCACTTTTCCGAGGCGACGATCGGCGGTGTGGTCCAGGCTATTCGAGACGGTAAGGAAAAGGTATTTTCTCCAATCGGCATGGACTTGAGCATGCCATTCCCGACTCACAGCTTCGCTTTCGATGCGGGGGATCGTCGGCGGTGCTCGTTCACCGTCGGTACGACACGCTGCAACCGAACTCGTTCGGAGCACTCCGACTAGACTCGATCAAACTCGTTCGGCGGTGTGGCACAATGGGCGATGCGACTCGGTGGCCGGTGGCGGTGGTTGGGTCGCATCAACTACTACGGACTGGGAGGTGAGCACTGTGACGGCAACGAAGAAGGACATCACGATCGAGCAGGGCTCGGACTTTCAGCTCGTGGTGACGGTGGTAGGTGGACCGGTCTCGATGACCGGCTACACTGGACAGATGCAGATCCGGCCCGGTAAGGCATCGACTGTTCTGCGATACGACGTTCCGGGATCTGCCATCACCGTTGACGCAACCAACCGGCAGGTCATCGTTGATCTGCCCGCTGCCGAGTCGGAGAACTTCGACTGGGACTCCGGGATGTACGATCTCGTGATCGTTTCCTCGGATGGTCTCACGATTCACCGGTTGGCTGAGGGCCGAGCCATCGTCGACCACTCTGTGACGAAGGTGGCCTGAGATGGTAGTCGCGGCGTCTGACATCCTGCTGAAGTATTCCGTTGGTTCGGGATCGGCAGGCAACTCGACTTCTGGGACTCGAGACACGTCGCTCGGCAAGTACATCTCGACCACTCAGGTCTCCGCCCCGCCGAATGCCTTCTTCGACGACGTCTCTTCCGCCGAAGCCTTGGCTGGCGACACCGAGTATCGGTGCATCTTCGTTCACAACTCCCATGCCACCGACAGCGCTCTCAACGTCTCTGTGGCGATCCAATCCGAGGTGTCGGGTGGTGGGGCTACCACCATCGCTTTGGACAACCTGGCGGCTTCTGCGGTGGGTTCGTCGTCAGCCCAGGCGGCAGGCCCGGTGGCTGATGAGAACACCGCTCCGACTGGGGTGGGGTCGTTCGGATCCTCCGTCACGATCGGCACTCTGCTCGCCGGTCAGTGCCGAGCTGTCTGGTTGAAGAGAGTGGTCGGGGCATCAACAGGCAACATAGTCGGTGACGGCTTCACCTTCCACGTTGCCGGAGACGGCTGAGCATGGCTCGCCGGTTCCTCACCAACGACACTCTTACGTGTTCGATGGGGAGTGCCCCAACCTCTCGGGCTGGAACCACCCTTTTGCTGATCCGAGCCTATGACTCGGTCTTTGACCTTCTGTCCACCAACTCCGATTTCATCTCTGGCTTGGCGGGCACTTCACCGATTTCCGGCACCTTCGTCAGCGGCGGAAACATCTTCTCAGCCAATGACTTCGGGTCTGGCCTGGCCGGTCCATCGGACAAGAACACCTGGTATGTGATCGGAGCAACGAAAGTCTCCGGTAATAACACCTATCAGTACACCATAGCTCCCGTCGGTGGATCGTGGACTCAGGCTACGTCTGGTAGCTCGGTGGATGGGTCCGGAGTCGATAGCATTGTCTTCGGCAAGGGTGTCATCGGCGGTGGAAAGTTCGATATCGCTGCGGCAGCGCAATGGGCTACCCCCTTGTCTATTGCTGCGATCCAAGCGCTCGGCACGACCAGCATGGACTCCTGGTTGGCCGGATCTCCTTCTGCCGCATGGCAGTTCAATCAGGCGAGTACAGCCACTAACGTTAACGACTTGGTGGGATCAGCCAATCAGACTGCTCTCTCGGGTACGAGTGTTGTTGCTGATCCGGTTGGCTGGACGTATCACACGTCTACCACTCCGTTCACCAAGGATGTAGTAGAGCGCTACCGCGTCTTCAATGGATTCACGAAGGATGTAGTAGAGACCTATCGGGTCTTCAATGCTCTGACGAAGGACGTTGTTGAGCGCTATCGGGTGACCAACGCCTTCTCTAAGGATGTAGTTGAGACATACCGCGTCCTGAACGCCTTCACCAAAGACGTGGTAGAACGTTACCGGATCTTCACCGCATTCTCCGTGGATGTAGTCGAGCGATATCGCGTGCTCGGCGTGTGGTCCAAAGACGTTGTCGAGCGATACACGATCTTTGCTGCGATCTCGAAAGATATAGTCGAGCGATACCGGATCTACAATGCCTTTGCTAAGGATATAGTGGAGCGGTACTCCGTCGGTGATCGAGATGTGCTGCCAGCCGACATCATCGCCTATCTGAGCGCGATAGATGTCAAAGCCGACCTGTCACCGACTCAGATCACGGCTTATCTCTAACCGATACGATCGGGGCATGGCTAAGTACTCGGAACTCGACACATCTCAGAGCCCATTTAAGCCCAAGCACGGCCCATCCGGTCCCCGGTGTACCGAAACGGTGCCCAGAGCCCTCTACGGACCCGTGGGCATGCTTCCCAGGTGCACTCTGTTGGATGCGCCGAACGGTCCACACGCCGGTGACCACCGGGCGAACCTGTCGATCCCCGGTATCGGGAAGGCTATGTTCCGGTGGAAGAACAAGCCGCGCTCACGCGGACACCGAGCATCTGCTGTGATCGTAGACGACTTGAACATCACCGCGCCGAAGGCTCTGCCTGGAAATCGCCCGGCTGATTTGGTCTAGATTTACACCGGTGTTATGGTCGATGCTCCATCCCAAATGGAGGGCACGACCATGGGAAGTAAGTACGATTCTCTGCTGGTGAACGTTCGGAAGCTTAAGGGCGGTGAGGTGTTCGGCGCATTGCGCGGTGAGGATTTTCACTGCGAGCCGGTGTCGTTCCAGGGTGTGATCTACCAGCTAGCCCAGAAGAAGGGCGGCGGATGGAAGGCTACGACCATCGTCGTCCGGGATCTGGTGTTCTACGCGTTCTACCGCGAAAGCGATTACTGGAAGCCGAACCTGCCCGCCGCGCCGATCGTGAAGAAGTGGAAGGGTGAGATATGACCTGGCGGCAATGGCTCGTGACCATCGTCTGGATTCTCGCGGGTATATCCATCATTCTGATCGGAGTCTTTGGGACATGAGACTTATCGTTGCAGTCTTCAATTCAGACAACATGCCGGGGGGTTCTCAGGTATGTGAGCCAGGTCAGCCGTTGACGTTCAGCATCACTTCACCGTACCTGGTAAGCGCGGGTCAGCCGGTGCAAGTGGGTGTCTCGGTCTTCGAGTACAACGTGCTGGCACGAGCGCAGGGTGGATCTCTAGTCGATGCACGTCACTTGCGGGACGATGAACTAGACACTTCGCTGGTAGAGGTGCCGATCGTATGGGACGTGTCCTTCATTCCGTCCACACGGCTGCTGGCCGACATCCTCAAAGACGTGGTCGAACATGGCCAGCAGCACCCCACTCACGGCATTAACTGCACCTGCATGGACGAGTACTCGCGGGAGATCCGTTTACAGGTCAGCAAAGCAATTCCGCCGGATGGGCGGACGACAGACACAGACTGGGCGCAGCCGATCCAGGAGCGACTCAACGCGAAGGCGCGTATCCGGCATGTCCTCAACATGGTTATCCAGGGGTTCTGATGAAGCGAGTGACGGTTGTCTACGACAACGGCAACAACTCTGTCTTCCAGTGTGTATCGACTTCCTGGGGTGACCAGAGTCGGAATCTGATCATGCGGAATGTGACGGAGAATCCGGTCACGGGACAGAAACCGGAGGTTCCCTTCGTAGTGTTGCCTCTCGCGGGGGTTCATTTCTTCATGGAGGAGGAGTGGTGAAGGGCAAGTTGACTCGTGAGGTGACCATTGAGGGCGAGGGTGATTTCCTCACCGCTCGTGAGATCATGCTCGCCTGTTCCCAGGTGCCGGACGAGATCGTTCCGACTGTGGAAATCTCGCTGGGTGGAAAGATAAAGAAGCTTAAGTTCAAGGTCGAGTTGGTGCCGGATGCCCAGCAGTGACTATATGCGGGGATGGCGACAGACAGATGCCGGGAAGGCCGCTACTCGTAAGCAGAAACGACGTGAGAAAGCCCGATATCGAGCGTTGACTGACCTCGCTAAGCTGTTTCCGGGGGAGTTTCAAGCATTGCTTACAATGCACCTCGGACAATTAGAGCGTGAGGAGCAAGATCAATGAAGAAGTTCTGGATTGGGTTTGGCATCGTGGCGGCTCTGATGCTGATCGCGACGTGCGCTGGTGTGGTCAACTCCGTGATGAGTGGTTCTTCCTCGTCGGTGGCGATCACCCCGTCACCGAAGGCGGTTCCAAAGGTGTCGGCCAGTCCGTATGTAGAGGACGGAGACTGGTTGGTGGGGAAGGATATCAAGGCGGGCACGTACAGGTCTTCGGGAGCAACTGAGGGGTTCTGTGCCTGGGTGGTGCGCGCGTCGGACGACCAGAACTCGGAGGTCGTGGCCGTGGGATCGGCTGACAAGACTTCACAGCCTCAGCGGGCGGTGGTTAAGAACGGGCAGGTTTTTCAGACCTCCGGCTGCAAGGGCTGGGTCAAGCAGTAACACGTAAAGCCCCGTCTGGTGAATGTGCCTGGCGGGGCTTTTGTGAGTTCGATATGGTGAATGACGAAAGGGGGCAATAACTGATGTGGGCATTGGAGCTCGTCGGCTTCTTGTTACTTGGTCTCGGGGTGGTTGTGGGGGCGGTGGTGGCCCTACCATTCATGATTGCCAAAGCGGCTGGACATGACCAGGCGACGTGTGATTGCTGGGATTGTCAAGGACGTCGTGCTCGTGCTGTTGAGAAAGCCAAGAATCGAGGGGGGACGCCGGTTTCGCCTTCGGAGATGCGTGATCCGAAGGATTACTGGTCTACTTCTCAATTGCGTACAGCGTATCACGTGATTGTGAAGGGGGCGGTTTACAAGGTCATCAGCATCCGGACGATGGCGGATGGCAATACGAAGGTGGGACTTCAGAACGTCCTAACCGAGATTCACACCATGATAATCATCACGCGTAAGATGCACGAAGCTAAGATCTGGCGCAAAGGATCAGCAATGGACGGACTCTGATGTCAGATTCTTCTGGATACCCCATCAGACCAGAACGTAGAGGACCACGTCCAGGATTAGAATCTCCCCTTTGGCATCCGAAGACCAATAGGGGCGAGGATGACGAACCCAGAATGAAACCGCCCTTTGTAGAGGGGCATCGACTCGGAGGACGAGGAATGGCAACCGTAGAAGAGATTGTCGGGCAAATCACCGAAGCCAATGTCATGCTCGGGGATGCGCTCGGGGGGTTGGCTCAGGCTCAGGAAGAAATGGAGGCGGCTGCGGCTCAGCTGTCACAGGCCAAGAACACGTTCGGCAATGCTTTGGGTAGGGCCGTGGAAGCTCGAGACATGGTCGCTCAGACCGTTCAGAATTCGGGCAGCGCCACTCTCAACGACATGCTCGGGTTGGTACAGAGCGCGATCGATGACCATCTGACGCCGGGCGGTGTGCGTCTTGAAGGATCGGCAGAACCCGTTCACGCGACGATGTACGACCGCGAGGAAGCATCAACTGATCTGAGCGCGGCCATGGAAAAGGGTGAGACATACATCGGTATGGCACTCGGCTGATTGAGGAGGAGCGGGGCTCGGTTCTCTTTGCCGGGCTCCAGCTTTTTGCTCATCATTAGCTCATGAACACGCCGATTTTTGACTCCGTTCTTGCAGATTTGCCTTACCCGACAACAACTGCCGACACCTCGTTTCACTGGGTGGCTCCGGTTGTGCGCCGAGCTCCTCGCCCAGGCCAGCGACCGGTGCGAAAGCGGAAAAAGAAGAACGGCTCCACGAACTAGATGGTATGGTCAATGGGCAGCCCTGACCGGCCGGTATTCGTGCCCCCGTACCTATCGCCCGGTCTTCGGTTGTCCCCTGGGGCGGGAGTTTTCTTGTCCATCATCTTGTTAAGCATAGCGGCCTGACACGATGAAGGCTGGGTCCAATCTCCCGCCCCAAACGGGGATCGAGGATAACAAAGCCGAAGCAGAACCGTAATCAATCGGCTAGCCGCGCGGAAACCTCGATCCTCCCGCTACGATACTGGAGATGACATGCTGTTCCGCCTAATCGTGTTCCTTCGTTGGGTTCGCCTGACCACACGGCGCTACGGCATGCGGGCTCTGTTCACGTCTTACCGGCCGAAGCGTGCCGGGCTCGGTCGTGGGGTAAGGCTCAACCCGTTCGGGCGGCAGCATGACTCTGGGCGGGCTGTACGGGGGATCAATGCGATGTACCTCGTTCGTCAGCTCCGGCTCGAGCGGGCACTGACGATGAGTGAAGGTCCAACGGTGAATCTCGCATGAGTACCTTTGATCTTACTCCCCAGGATCGTCGAGACCGGGCTGCCGCTTTGGGCGAGGCCATCGAGAAATGGTCTGCGGGAATGGGCTTCGAGGGGATACTGGGCGATTGGATTGTGGTGGGGGCAATGGTCCGTGTCGATGACGACGGAGACCCCAACGCTGACTACTTCATAGGATTTAGCGGGGGCACGATGCTGCAACACGTTGCACTCGGGCTGATGTCCAAGGGTGATGAGATGTTGTCCGACGGAACGGCCACCGAAGATGGATAGAATTCGTCGCGAGATTACCCGACGCAGAAAGGCGAGTAAATCGCCGATCGCGGGTGTGGTCCCCCCTCGTGGTTCTTTTGTTCTTGAGGCCAACTGGGAACGTGCAGAGGAACTGCGCATGGATCGGCTCGGACCTACCGAAGAAGACGTGAAGATACCGGATGATTCGGAGAGACCCGCTGCGACTCTTGACTGAGTGGGTTATACTGGAAGAGCGGGCTTGCGGTCCGCTCTTTTGCGTAGGGAGCCATCTCAGTGAAAATGACGAAGAAGAAGCCTGCCAATTACGTTGGTGGTCGGCCGAAGGATCCAGAGAAGCTTTCGACCAAGCCTGAGCAGATTCGTCGTCGGCTTCGGCGTACGGTCGGGACTGAGAAATACAACGAAGACCTCGAGCTCTACTACCAGCATACGGGCTTCAAGCGTGTTGAAGACTGGGACATCGAGGAACTGGCGCACGGTAAGCCCCGGAACAAGAACGGTGGCTTTCAGGGCGGTCGGCCCAAATGGTTGAGCCCGGAGATCGTGCGCGAGGCTCGTCGTCGGTTGATCGATGAGACGCAGGCACTGATCGGTGAGCAGGTCACGCTGGCTATGCAGACAATCGTGGATTTGATCCAGAGCGAAGAGGTGGATGACAAGGGCCGCCCGATCGTGGATGCTCGGACGAAGTTGGATGCGGCCAAGTTCATTCTCGAGCACATCAAGGGTAAGGCTACGGCCGTGGTTGAGATTGAGGCTGGTGACTTCACCAGGCGGATGATCGCCTCTGCGATTGTGCTGGATGACGGGGAAGCACAGGACGAGCCTGTAGTTCTTGAAGGTGACTTCGAGGTTCTGGAGAGCGATGATGAGCTTGTTGACGGTGAATGAGGACGATCACTGCAAGACGTGTGGGAAGACGTATGGTTGGCACGAGGAGCATCCGGAAACTAAGCACCCGTTCAATGCGGGCCAGGATGGAGCAACGGACTTCCTCAAGCGTCGCCAGGACCGGGACCGGAAAGGGGCTCAGCGTGGCGCTGAGGGGCCTCAAATCGTCTCCCCCGGTAATGATCCGGTGTTGCGTATAGCATTGATCAACCGGGGTGTCTTGACGCCAGCGGATCTGGTGGTCGCAGAAGAGCAGCTCCGGGCTGCACTGGCGGAGGTTCAACATGCCCAGCAGACAGAGGGCACACGGAGGGGGCAAGTTCAAGAGTGAACGGCAGCGCCGCTTCATGTGGGCAGTAGTTCCGGCGGCTGCCAAGAAGTGGGCGCATAACCTCAAGACCAACAAGAGGGACTGGGGTGGCGCTCGGCGCAATGTCCGGGGGCGTTAGTAATGCAAGAAGAAGGGACGGAATAGGTGAGTGAACCGGTGGGACCTCAATACGGTCTGAATCCTCGCCTGGATCATACCGAGCCGAAGAAGGTCTATACAAGCACGGATGTGCTCCAGAATCCGTACTCGTACGATGATGCAATCGCTTCGGAGTTCGGCGGAGTGCCGGGCAGAGTGCAGCCTGCTCCCCATGTTCCGACGGGAGTGGAGCGGATGGGTCAAATCTACGCCATCGATCCGGCAGACCCCGGCGATGGGGTGGCTGCCCCGGAGCTCGAGGGTTCGTTCAACACAGCAGGGACCGAGTGATGTCTGCCCCAGTGCTGACCAAGACCAGACTCTTCAACGATGTCTGGGACTACTATCCTCACGTTGGACAGCGCGATTTGCACCAGAACCGAACGCGCTTCAAAGTGGTGCGGTGTGGTCGGCGCTGGGGCAAGACCATGTTCGGTGGCTATGAGATGGCCACTCGGGCTTTGGCGCCTTCTCGTTTTGATGGCAAGTCACCAACTCTTGGATGGATCGTCGGCCCGAACTACACGGATGCGGAGAAGGAATTCCGTATTGTCTACGATGCACTGAAGAAGATTGGCCTGGACCGTGACGCTATTCGCTTTGTCAAGAACTCGGATGCTGGTGCACTACACATAGCACTGGCTAATGGGGCTGAGATCATTGGTAAAAGCGCGCAACACCCAGACAAGCTGGTTGGTGATGGCCTGGATTGGGTCCTCATGGTTGAAGCCGGACGGCACAAGCGAGCCACCTGGGGTCAGTACATCCGGCCTACTCTATCTGACCGTCGCGGTATCGCTGTGTTCTCGGGGGTACCGGAAGGTAATTCCTCGTCATCTCTTCTCTATTCTCTCTATGAGCGTGGGCAGTCTGAGCGGTTTCCTCACTGGCAGTCGTGGAAGCGCCCCTCATGGACGAATGACATAGTCTTTCCCGGGGGAAGGCAAGACCCGGAAATCCTCGAAGCAGAGTCGGATCTAACCACGGATGAGTTCATGCGCCAGTATGGAGCAGAATTCACCGACAAGACCGGCTCGGTCATGAAGGAATTTGACGAAGACGTTAGCCTTGGTGACTTCGACTACAACCCGGACTGGCCACTCTTCCTTGGTGTGGACTACGGCTTTACTAACCCTTTTGTGGTGCTGTTCATTCAGGTAGGCCCGTTCGGTGAGATCCGAGTAATTCGTGAGTTCCGACGGCAATTGCTCGATACCAAAGAGGTTTGCGAGGATCTCAAGCTCGAATATCCCGGGTTGATCCGGGTAGCCAGGACGATCTATCCTGATCCTGCGGAGCCAGACGATACCCGGACTATGCAGCGGGAGCTACGCATTCCTGCGTATAAAAATACCGGCGGGGAGTTGAAGATTCGTCTTGCGTTGATCCGGCGCGCATTGAAAGTTCAGAATCTCCACCTGCCGGAGGGTGATCCTGAACGTCGTCCGCGTCTTATGATCGACCGAACTCATTGCCAGAAACTGATCTGGGAAATGAGAGAGGGTTATCGTTGGCCCGAACACAAAAAAGAACAGCAGCGGTCAGATTCCGAGAATCCCCTCGACAAAGATAACCACGGAGTCGAGGCATTAGGCCGGTTCTTCCGTGGTTACTTTGGTGCTACCGGTGTCGGTGGATCGTTTGTCTCCACTGCTAACATGAATGGCTGAGGTGAGGAATGGCTGGGGAGTTCACCCCGTACAGCACCGGGGCTGCGTTCTTTGGGCAGAAGCCCGCGTACGTCTCCGACGACTTGGACGCGCAGCGTTTGCAGTCCTATCGCTTGTACGAGCAGCTCTATTGGAATGTGCCGGATATCCTGAAGGTGGCTCTCCGGGGCAGTAACTCGCAGCCCATCTACATTCCCTCCACGCGTACGATCGTGGACACGACAAATCGCTACCTAGGGGCAGACTTTCAGGTCGTAGCGATCAGTGATCCTCGAGTGGCTGGCGGGAGCGCCGATGCTGTTGTAGCGGCTCAGCTGGCCATCGCTGACCTGATCCGGCGCGAGCGATACAAGAGCAAGTTCAACGGTAAGAAGCGATACGGCTTGATCTGGGGTGACTCGATCTGGCACGTGACTGCTGATCCCGATAAGCCCCAGGGCAGCCGGATTTCCTTGCGCGCGCTCGACCCTTCCATGTACTTTCCCATCACGGATGAGGACGACATCGAGACGGTGATCGGGTGCCATCTGGTGCAGCCTACGACCAACGATGCGGGAGATCCCCGTATCCGGCGCTTGACGTACCGGAAGGCCGATAATGGCCGGATCACCGTTGAAGAAGGTCTCTTCGAGGTGGACAAGTGGGAGGACGACACGATCGCTCCCGAGGTTGTCATCCAACTCGTGACCGAACTGCCCGAGCAGATCACCGCACTCCCGGTGTACCACACCAAGAATACGGAGACGCCGGGAGATCCCTTCGGGTCATCGGAGGTCCGTGGTCTCGAGCGCATCATGGGTGCAATCAACCAGACCGTTAGTGACGAGGACTTGACTGCCGCCTTGCAGGGTGTGGGCATGTACGCCACCGACGCGAGCAGGCCGGTAGACCCGGACACCAACAAGCCGACCAACTGGCTGATGGGTCCTGGCCGAGTCATCCACCACGACGGTAAGAGCTTTGACAAGCTCGGCGGTGCGCAGGGAATCGCTGACGTTTATGGAGTGCACTACGATCGGCTCTGGGATGCTCTCTACAACGTCTCTGGTACCCCAGAAATCGCTGTCGGTGCAGTCGATGTGTCTGTCGCTCAATCCGGCGTAGCGCTTCAGCTCCAGCTCGGCCCGATGCTCGCCAAAGCTGGCGAGAAGAATCAACTGCTGGTCGACACCGAGACGCAGATGTGGCACGACATCATGATGATGTGGATGGATGCTTACGAGTCATCCAACTTCGCTGGTGTCGATGTTGTCTGCGTGGCTGGTGATGCGATCCCAGTTGACCGCGTGCAGCGATTCACCGAACTAAACGACATGCTTGACAGGGGGGTTATCGATTCCGACTTCTATCGGAAAGAAGTGGCCAAGCTTGGATATTCCTTCCCCGATGGAATCGGAGCAAAGGCAGACGCTGAGTTCAAGGCCCGCAATGAAGCCCAGCTCGGTACGGCGCAGTTGAACCAGGAGACCGGGCAGAACAATGGTGGTTCCGCAGCCTAGGGGTCCGGAGTTCCGCCGCTATACGATCGTTCAGGCCACCACCGAGGCGGAACTACGGCGCATCCTTGAAGCAACAGCCAAGGCGATCCAGCGACGGATCGCTTCTTTGCCAGTCGGGATCGGTGGCGAGGTTCGGGCTGCACAGCTGCGCGTGACGTTGGCTGCGATCAATGCTCTGGTGCAGACGATGTGGGTCCGGCGGATCAACCCACTGGTGGAACGGGCCATCAAGGACTCATTACAGGCCGCTGAGGACGCCATAGAGACGTTGGAACGCATTGCGTATGCCGGACTGTCAGAACGGGCCGCTGATGCCCTTGTGGCGTCTCTGAGGGCCGCCGGAGCGTCCGGGCTGAAGAGTGATGCTGCTCGTCGTGCTCGAGCGCTGTCCAGGCGCGTGTACTCGAATCGGGCACTAGACGATGGCCGGATCGTTGACATCATCAGGCAAGGACTGATTCAGAATCTCTCGGCGAAGGAGCTTGCCGCAGAGGTTTATCGGTATGTCAGCCCGACAGCGCCGGGTGGATCTTCATATTCGGCTATGCGTCTCGCACGCACTGAGATCAACAATGCCTTCCACGAGCGCCAGAAAGAAGGAGCGAATCGCCCAGGGGTGAAAGCGGTCAAGTGGAATCTGTCGGGATCGCACAAGGTGCCGGACGAGTGCAATGTCTTTGCCGCACACGAGCCATACGATCCTGACGAGGTGCCGGACAAGCCACATCCCAATTGCTTCTGTTATCTGACTTACGTGATGATGTCTTCAGATGATTTCAAGAAAGCGTTGGAACGCGGAGATTTCGACGACGAACTTACGCGACGTACTCAGGAAAACTTGGCAAGGCTTGGTCAGCCGGTTGGAGATGTTACCCCAGTTAGCGTGAGCACCTGGGATAGTGATGCGGGGCTGAAGAGGTTGGCCAAATACAAAGATGGTGATCAGCTAGATGCGTCCACGGTGGGCATTAAAGACCTTTTTGATAGCTTGTCACCCCGAGATGCTAAGGTTCCCCCGAGTGAGATTCGTAAGAAAGGCCCGATTGAGGAAATAGACTTGTCGGGCAGGGTTTTGTTGTCACACCAAGACAAAGCTTCTGTGTCTCGTATACGACATTACCTTAAAGAGGGTATTCCGGGGGGAGATGACAATCTTCCCAATCTCACGATTCTTCCGAGTGGTGCGATAGTCATCAAGGATGGTAACCACCGGATTATTGCTTCACTATTGGCTCGTAGAACTTGGGTTAGGGCCCATGTTCATAGAGTAGAATCGTAAGCTTGGTCAGGGGTCAATCTAGCCGGATCTCGACAAGTGGTAAAGTGGGAGTTCGAAAGCATTACAATAGGCTTAGGGAGCCAATATGAGTCTGCGACTCACCAAGCCGGGCATGCGTTCTGCGAACCTGGCCGGTAAGCGTCACCCCAAGACCGGCGAGTTGTTGACGCCTCTCGGTTACCTAAAGAACGGCACGGCGGTGTGGCCCGTCATGGGTGCATCTTCGGATGACCCTGATGACCCCGAGTACACGCGGGGGGATGACGACGACGAGGACGACGAGGACGACACTGAGGACGATGACACCGAGGATGAGGAAGAGGATGACAAGTCCAAGTCCCGGAAGTCGTCCAAGAAATCCAAGTCGGACGAGGACGACGACGCGGATGACGACGAGGACTCACGTGTTCGCAAGGCATCGCAACAGGCTAAGCGATACCGGCTCGAGCTTCGCAAGGTTCAGGCGGAACTGACCGAGCTGAAGCGAGCCAAGGAGGACGAGGGCAAGAAGCCCGACGAGATCGTGTCGCGTGACTTGACCGAGGCACGATCGACCATCACGAAGCTGACCGATACCAACCGAGAACTGATGGCTCAGATAGCTTTCTTCCGAGCCAATGTCGTCGACTGGGTCGATCCTTCCGACGCGTTCACCCTGGCTCTGAACTCCGGCATTCTCGATGACGCGGTTGACGAGGATGGTAACGTGGATGCGCGCGAACTCCGGCGTGGTCTTCGTGAACTCGCCAAGCGCAAGCCCCACCTCGTCAAGAAAATCGAGGACGACAAGAAGGCCCGTGGTCGTCGCTCCACGAAGGACGAAGACGAGGACGAAGACGACGAAGATGAGGAAGAGGAGCCGCGCTCCACTCGTCGGTCGGCAAGCACTCAGAACGGCAGGCGGAAGGGATCGGGCTCCACCACCAATCGAGCTGCGCTCGCGAAGCGGTTTCCGGTTCTCAACAAGTTCTGACGTTCACTCTCCGGCAAGGTCTGTGGCCTAACGGAATCGCAGAACAAAAGGGCTACGTTCCCAAATACGAAGGGAGTGGACGTGAGCCGAATCGACAAGTATGCCCCCAATTCGGGTGGCTTTCGTGCGCCGCTGAATGCGGCTTGGAATGCCACCTCGGGACCGTCGGGAGTCTCGGACCTCAACCGGGTGATCGTGGTCGCCCTCAATGGGTCGGGCAAGCTCATCAAGGCCACCACGGCGGCAGCGGCCGTCGGTGTGGTTTGTCTGTCCTCGGCCAAGGCGGCGGGTGACATTGTGGACGTGATGACCAGCGGCGAGATCGTGGAGCTGGATGCCAACGACATCCAGGGAGCCACGACTCCGACGGCGGGGACGAAGTACATCCTCGACACCACGGCGAGCCGTCTCGCGGCCCAGGGTACGCCCGCTGCGGGCACCAACGTCTTCTATGTCGGAACGACCGTCGAGGCCACGCGCCTCGTGGTCCGATGCGGCTCGTTCCAGGGCTGAGGAAGGGGACTTCGGTGGACACCATCACGCGAGCCCTGGAGTACAACAAGCGGGGACTCATCATCCCCAACATGGTCATGCCCGGCCTGGTCTCCGGCAAGGCGATGCCCGGTCACGAGCTGGTCGATCTTCGGTCGCTGGGCATCCTGCCTGGCATCGCCGGTGGTGCCAACCGGAACGGGTTCCACACCGCTGCGGATGTCGTCACGCGAGCGGCTGATGGCACTGACCTGAACGACATCTGGGCAAACTTCATGGCGCTTCTCAACGCCGTGAACCAGCCGCGTCAGAACATCATCAACTTCCTCACCTTCGGTGTCTCCAACATCGTCGAGACCGTGACTCAGCCGGGCCAGGGTGTCGACTTCGAGGAGGCCTCGGAATTCGGCCTGCCGGTCGGCAGCCGCATCCAGCCCACGTACTTCCAGATGGGCTACACGTTCAAGTGGTATGACCTCGGCTCGCGGTACACCTGGCAGTACCTGGCCGACGCGACCACGGCGATGATCGACTCGGTCGGTAACGCGGCGGTCGAGGCCTACTGGCGGCTCCTGCTCAACCAGGTGCTCAAGTGCCTCTTCAACCCGACCAACCTCACCGCGACGATCAACGGCAACAACTACAACGTCTACAAGTTCTATAACGCCGACGGTACCGTCCCGCCTGCGTACAAGAACAACACGTTCACCGGCAGCCACACGCACTACAAGACCTCTGGTGCCAACTCCGTGCTCGAGGCCCAGGACCTCGACACGATGATCATCGACGACTTCACGAGCCACGGCTACTCTCAGGAGAACGGCTACACGCTCGTCGTGATGGTCAACACCGCCCTGGGCAACCAGATCCGGAACTTCCGGTCGGCGGTCAACGCGGTGCAGGCGGTCGGCGGCAACTACGGCCGGTATGACTTCGTTCCGGCGGCTCCGCAACCCGGTCAGATCCTGCCCCAGACCACTCAGGTCTTCGGTCAGTCGCAGGTGCCCGGAACCCTGGGTGGTCTGACCGTCATCGGCAACTACGGCCCGCTGCTGATCGTGGTGGACGACTACATGCCGACCGACTATCTGGCGAGCTTCGCGACCGGCGGACCGGACAACCTCCAGAACCCGATCGGCCTGCGGCAGCACGCAAATACCAATCTGCGTGGACTGCGGCTCGTCAAGGGCCGGAACCCGGATTACCCGCTGATCGACTCGTACTGGGTCACGGGCTTCGGTACCGGCGTCCGGCAGCGTGGTGGCGCGATCATCATGCAACTGTCGTCGTCCGGTACCTATACCGTCCCGACGATCTACGCCTGATCGGAGGACTGACCGATGCGGAAGATCAACTGGGAGCAGAAACTCTCCGACGAGGACATCGCCTGGCTTCGCAACGCGGGCTTCATGTCGGAAGAGCAGCTCGCCAACCACCAGGCGCAGTTCGATGCCGAGGTTCCGGACGCGGAGACGCCGGAGGACACCGTGACGCGGTCGGCTCTGGACGCGTCTTCGTCGGCTTCCACTCCGGCGGACACCGGGGACGGTCCCAAGCAGGTGGACCCGACTCAGGCCGACCCCCAGGACGCGGGACCGGAGGACGACTACGACTCGTGGTCGAAGGCCGATCTCGAGGCCGAGGTGGGCAACCGGAACGCGATCCCGGACACCTCGGATGTGGAGGTCGTCGGGACCGGAGCGAACGGCAACGTCACGAAGGCGGACCTCATCAAGGGACTCCGCCTCTGGGACGCCGATAATCCCGAGGACGAGAGCTAACCTCTCGGGTGCAGGAATAGAGAAGCCCGGCAGTCTCCCGCGCTGCCGGGCTTCTCTGCGAGTTCACGAGTTCGGGGTATGTTATATGATGGGATCATCTCAGAGTTTGGGAGGTGACCACCGATGGCCTCAGAAACCGAAATTGCAACGCTCCGCCGAATGACTGATCTCAGTCCCGATGACGCTACCTATACGGACTCACTCGTTGGCGGCATGATCGACGACTTGGGCATGGAGCCAGCCGTACGGCAAGTGTGGCGCGAGAAAGCCGCTGCGGTGGCCGGACTGGTGGACACCACCGAATCGGGCTCTAGCCGGGCCCTGAGCAAGCTTCGTGACGCGTATCTGGGCATGGCCGACGCGTCCAACACTTCCGTAGAGGAGACCGGGCACTCCAAGTCTTACACGGTGGGAGTCGAGCGGGTATGAGTTACTTGGATGCGCAGCGCAAGGTTACCGCAGCATTCATTGCGGATGACCCCACTACCGCGCAGCTCATCCCACTTACTCGCGCTGCTCAGCAAAACGGTGGCTTTCAGGAAGTCAACGGTACGCCTCGCCCTGCGCAAACGTTCAAGTTATCCCTACTGGCTTACGACCAGCGTCCGACCATTACCGTAGCGGGTGTGGAACGTGTTGCTGATTACCACCTCATCGGACCACACGACATGCAGATCGAGGTGGGAGACTACTGGTTGGATGAGGCAGGGACTCGCTTCGACGTGATCGGCTTTACCGAGGGGTGGGGCTACATGACTAAGGCGTTCGTCTTCCGGCACATCCCCCGGTCAGCGAGGCCATGATGGCGCGTCGTAAGGGAACGTTTGTCTTTGACTCGTTGACTCCGGGGTTGCAAGAGCTCCTGCCGAAGATTGACGCTGCGGTAGATCTAGTCTTCGATCGATACGAGCCCGAGGCAGAAACGTACGCGAGGACCAATGCGCCTTGGCACGACAATACCGGCAATGCGAGGGCAGGACTCTTCGCGCAGCATGATAAAGAGCCGATGGTCAAGCATGAACTGACAATCTACGGCACGATGCCCTATACGTTCTGGCTCGAAGTCCGGTGGTCAGGTAAGTACGCCATCATCGGACCCACGATGGTGCACATTGCTCCGCTTATGGCTGCGGACTTGGCTTCGGCTATCAATCGGGCGGTGGCAGCATGAGGACGCTCATCTATCAGGCGATCATCACCGATCCGACGCTGAACAGCCTAGGAATCACCGGTGCGGATTCTTTCGCGGTGGATGTGGACACGCCCCAAGACCGGCCGTTTCTTCAATTGCGATGGGGAGTTAACAGCGTGGGACTAGACGTCTCAACGCGGAGATCCCTCGTAATATGGGTGCACGACAAGCCCGGAGATTATACGAAGATAGACGCCATCATTCTTCGTCTCCGGTCCTTGATTCCGTCCCTCGTTCCTAGCCAAGATACACAAGGCTGGTTGCAAGGTGCACGGTGGGAAGGTGACAGCGAAGACCTGACCGACGATGGTCACAGGACAATCGCTCGAAACACTAGCTTTACGCTTGTGGGCTCGGGCCAGTAGGAGGGAAAGGAACTATGCGCTACGTACGCTACATCGGCCTGGCCCACGTGCGGCAGATCACCACGCAGGACTGGCGGTCGGTGGGCTTGACCGGTGACACGGTGGTGTGGTCGGCCCGGAATGGCTTTGCCGTGCCGCTGGACGCGCTCACCGAGGACCAGATCCGAAAGGGCATCGAGAACGACCCCGAGTTCGTCATCACGGGTGAGGGTGACGATCAGGAGGAGTTTGTTCCGAAGCCGCAGCAGGACGACATGACCCCCTCAGCGCTCGATCAGGTCACCGAGAACCCGGTGGACGTGTTGGCTCTGGCGAACGGGCCGGATAACGCCTCTGCGGACAACTCAGGGCCCTCTGTGGCACCGGGTGGGGCGGCTCCCACGACAACCGGAGCGCATACCGGCTCCGGCGGTGGTTCCGACGCTCCGGGGACCACGGTTCACTGATGCTCGAACTCCGGTGTCCCAACAAGAAGTTTGGGGAGGTAGCCATGCCTTCGGTCGATGAAGGCGTGATTGAGGTCGTCTGCCCGTCACGCTTCTGTGGGAAACGGAGTGGAGTGGTGGTGCTGCACCAATTCAGCACGAGTACTGGAAAACTGCTGGCTACCCGCCGGTATCAATCTCCTGAGGGAGGGACACAGTAATGCCTCTGGGAAACGCACTCCCGTATGGACTGCGGGACGTTCAGCTCATCAAGTACCCGACGCTGGCGGCAACGACTTTCGGCACTCAGCTCACGGACCTGCCGGTCGCTCGGACGTTCTCGTTCAACGACACCGAGGACTACGAGGACTTG